GAGGAAGACGGCAGGATCTACGGCGGCCGGTACGAGTTCACCCGCGATATGGCTTATAAACTCCGTAAACAGGGCGTGAGCAGGGAATACGCAGAAGAACTCATGATGGCTTACTGGGAGAAGTTCGCCCAGCCACCGGAGGTGGAGCATGAGCTGCCGTGGCGGCAGGTCGTGTACGAGCTGGACCGGGTGTACGTGAGGGTGGAACCGGAGCGCGGGCTTGCCGCTCTCCAGCAGAAGTTCGCGGAGAGGCTGCGTAATGGATCTTGAGAAGTTCGAGAACACCTCCAATGGCAACGGGGACCGCTTCGCGACCCGGTACATCGGTGAGGTGCTGGTGGACAAGCGGGCGCGCAGTACCGCGTTCTACACGGTGCGCAAGGACGGCCGCTGGAGCCTTAACGAGGGCAAGACGGCCGGTGATCTGGAGATGAAGTGCCGGTACCTGCTGGACGACATGAAGGAGCGGGCGGCGGTGCTGTCGGCGCTGGGCGAGGCGCAGGACAACGAGGCGCTGAGCAAGCAGGGGGAGGCGCTCCAGAAGTGGGCGCACGCCTCCAGCAACCTGCCCGCGATGCGGTTGATGGCCGAGACCGGGTGTCTCACCTACGGGCTGACGTGTGAGGCGGAGGTGGATTTCGACAACGCGCTCAACGTGCTGGCCACCCCTTCGGAGCTGCTGGTGTTCGAGAACGGCGGGGTGACGCGCAGGAAGATCGAACCGCAGGACATGCTGACGCTGAGCACTGCGGTGGAGTACAAGCCGGAGCTGTTGCGGGACGACAGCGGAGCTGTCGTCCCGCCCCCCGCCCTCGTCCAGCAGTTCTACGACACGTTCATTCCAGAGGAGAACCGCAGAGCCTTGATTCTCAAGGCTCTGGGGTCGGCACTGCTGGGTGGCAATCCAGGGCGTCTGCTGCTGATCCTCAAGGGCAAGACGACCAACGGCAAGACGCAGTTGGTGGAGGCGCTGAGGGCGACGCTGGGCACGTACGCGGGCGTGGGTAACCCGTCCATGTTCCGGGGCAACCTGGACGACAAGCCACGACCGGACGTGATCTCTGTGCTGAAGAAGCGGGCCGTGTTCCTGGCTGAGGCGTCCAAGAACTGGGAGCTGCACGGGGACCGGGTCAAGGCCATCACGGGCGGGGACGGCATCAAGGTGCGCAAGATGCGCTCGGACGACTTCCTGGAGGTCGTGCCGCACTTCATGCCCATCTTCTATGCCAACGACATGCCCAGGATCAACGGTGCGGACCAGGCGCTGAAGCGCCGGATGCTGGTCATGGACTTCAAGCACACTCCAGCGGTGGAGGACCCCACGATCAAGCAGAAGTTCCTGGCCTCGCAGGAGGTGCGGGAGTACCTGCTGGCCGCGCTGGTGGACGGGTGCATCCGGGCGATGGCCGAGGGGCTGGAAGACGTGAAGGACGAGTTCGCGGCCTTCACGACTACGAGCTTCGACGAGACCACGCACCTGGGGGAGTTCTTCGAGTGGCTGCACGACTCCGGGCAGCTGGAGGTGCTGGATGCGGAGCAGCAGTCTGTGCATGGAGTGAAGACCACGTACGTGAAGGTGAAGGGGATGCACGAGCGGTACAAGACGTGGGTGGAGATCCACGGCAACAAACAGGACAAGAGCGACGTACTGAATTATAAGGAGTTCAACGCCCAGCTCCGGGACAACTACGGGTGGGTGAGCGAGAACGTCAACGGCGGGCTGCGGTGGATCGGGATGAGGTTGAAGGATCACTCTTTCACCGGCAAGGCGTAGACGGCAGGGCGTAGGGCTGAAATAGCGTGAAGGCAGCAGGGCGAACAGCAAAGTACGGGTTGCTCTTCGTCTTGCTGCTTTCTTGCTTTTGGTTACTGACTCCTGTGGATCTTGAAGACAGTAATTGCTAATCCAAGATCAATTACTCCTAAATTACTTATTTTTGATCTTTAAAACAGCAGGTAAACCTACTTATATATACCCATTAGCAAGTTAGTAAGTACATCATGTAGTTACAGTACGCACGAGTTTATAGATCAACTAGGTGTTTTTCGTGTTCCATACATACAACTAGCGTTTGTTGCTTGCTGATTGCTAACGGACATGCGGCAGGGTTGCACGGGGGTTTAGTGTGATGTAGTCTGGTGGGGAAGGGATGTCCTGCGGTGTGTGGGACGGGGAAGGAGAGGGAAGATGATGGAGATCAACGAGAAGCTGATCCGGGACACGATGGCGGTGGTACGCCAGCACGCGGCGTCCGGAGGCTGGGACCAGCGGACTTTCGTGTCGGACTGCGGGACCTCGTTCTGCTTCGCGGGCTGGGCTCTGCGGCTGAGCGGCTACGGGGTGGAGGTGTTGTCACGGGGGACGGTGTACCAGCAGGCGATCTTCATCTCCCCGGAGGGGGAGCGGCTGACGGAGAAGATCGGGGACATGGAGTACCCGGATTCCGGGGCGCTGGAGCGGCACGCGGCCCGTGCGCTGGGGCTGCCCTACTGCGACGACGAGCAGGGGGATGGCGGGCCGGAAGCCTGGTTCAGCATCTTCTACTGCTTCACGGGGGACGTGGAAGAGCTGGCGCGGGTCGTGCAGCAGGCAACGGGTGTGGAGGTGGCCGCAATGAACCGGGAGAGCATGATCACCTGGGCGGAAGCCCTGGAGAGCGGGATCTACGTCAAGGGTGAGAAGCACCTGGCGGCCGGTGGGCGGCACTGCTGCCTGGGGGTGGCGTGTGAGATCGCCATCGCGCAGGGTGTGGAGATCGAGCGCAGCGCGCAGACATGGGGGGACGTGGAGTACGTCTACTTCGACGGCAGTGATTCGCTGCTGCCGGACTCCGCGCAGGAGTGGCTGGGAGTGGTGGCGGACAACTTCCACATCCCGCGCGAGTGGGTGAAGGAGCTGAACCTGGAGTTCACGCATCGGGGGTACGTCGAAAGTACCGGTGGTACGGGGACATTCGCGATCACCTATCTCAACGACTACAGCGACATCACGTTTCCGCAGATCGCAGGCCTGATCCGCAGGATGGTCGCGGAGTACGACCAGTGGTAAGGGTGTTGGTATGACTGGTGGTATGACCACCGGTCATACTTGATCAAGAAAAGAATTGTATACGCCGTACGCAATTCGTAGGAGGCAGCCATTTCCCGTATCTGGCTGCCTCCTACGCAGGTCAGGAGGTTGTAGTGGAGAACCGGTTATTTGCGCTCGCAGACTGCGGGTGCGAGATCAGGCGGACGCGCGATAACGTGCAGGACCGGACGATCGTCCTGTGTGGGACGCACGATGGCACCGCCGCCCGTGAGGAGCTGGCCGAGGCGAAGCGCGAGGAGGAGCGCTACCGCCAGGAGGCGCGGGAATCCGCGACGACGGCGGGCAGGGCACTGCGGGAGCGCAACCACCTGCGGGCCATCGTGGACGCCTCAACGAAGACGCACGCCGCCGCTCAGCGCATCGTGGAGTTGAGCCTGGACGATTCGCTGCCTAGCCGCGTCATTGCGCTGGAGGGTGAGCTTGCCGATGCCCGCGCCGAGGCCGACAAGCTGCGCCCGGCTGCCGAGGCCGCGAAGGCAGCCGTCGCCTACATCCTGGAAATGCACCCGCAGATCAGGGACGCGCAGCGCGGCTGGTTCCACCCGAGCACCCTGCGGCTGGTCGCGGCGGTTGACAAGCTGGCCGCCGTCCCCGCCGCCACTCCGCAGTCCGACGACGACCCGGTGATTCCGTCGCAGGGCCGCGTGGTCGGGCATGGCGTGCTCCGGATCAACCGTGACGCAGCCGCTGTGCCGGGTGACGGCGACGGCGACAAGGCCAAGGAACACCCCGAGAGCACTTGTGGGCGCTGCGGTGGACCCAATGTCGCATGGTCCGCCCCGTCGCCGCTGTGGAACCGGGTTATGCGTGGCGACGACATCAACAACACCGACCTGTATGGCGGCATCGTCTGCCCGACCTGCTTCGCCGTGCTGGCCGAGAAGGCTGGGATCGCCGACCTGTGGCAGCTGTCTGCCAAGCGCGTCCACGTGCCGCTACAGACCACGACGCCGTCTGGCCGGACGTGGAACGAGCAGACGTGGCTGTGGGAAGAATCCGTGACGTGCTCGTGCAAGTGGAGCCCGGCACGTGGGCGGATCTGGTGCGATTCGTGCGCCGCCAAGAGGGACGCCGCGCTTACCGAAGCTGCCGCTGTGCCGGGCGACGGCGAGCAGGCCGCTCCGTGAGCTGGGGGAACGCTGAGACGGAGCCGCTCCCGCAAGCCGGGGGCGGCTCCTTCTATGTGATATAGTGTGATGTAATGAAGGCGAAGAAGGAGGAGATATGACGCGAGCGGTCACCGGAAGCACGCCCGGAGCCGGACGCGGGGTGAGCGCCGAGCGCGTCCGCGAGTTCTGGGCTCAGTTCGACAAGTGCACCCGGTGTGGCGCGGCAGCCAAGATGTGCTGCCGCGTCACACACATCCTGAGCAACCACAAGAGGGCGGCCACCCGACCGTGCCCCAACCGCCCTACGCTGGAGAAGGAGGAAGGATGAACCATAACAGGGCACGACGCTACGCCCGCAGGTGGCGCAGGTACCAGGAGCGCAGTGACGCGCTGTGCTACAGCCGTGAGGACTGGTTCAAGGGGTACGAGTATCCCGGCAACTGGCTGGCGTCCTGGACGCTGCGCAGGCGGGCGCTGCTCGCCGTTCTGGGAAGCCTGGCGGACGTCACGCAGGCGAGGGGCTGGAGGGGACGATGATCCACAACAGGGAGAAGGAGCTTTATGCTCGGGCATGAGTGCACGCACGACTACAGCGATGAGCTGGAGGAAGCGGAGCGCAACGGTTATGAGGACGGTGCGCGGGAGGGGCGCAAGTACGGGGAGTGGCTGGTCAAGGACATCTTCACCAGCCTGCTCAACGCGGTGGACCAGCGTCGGCGGGGTGCGGCGCTCCCCCACCCGCTCAACGGGGAGACCATGACCCTGGACGAGGTGGAAGAGATGATCATGAAGGAGATGAGATGAGCAAGGAGATTGAGGAGAAGTGCCCGAAGTGCCAGGGCAGGGTAGGACTGGGCCTCCAGCAGGGTAAGTACATGCTGGTCACGGGAGGTCCCGCCTACCAGGTGGCCGTGCGTGCCCGGCTGTACTGCACAGAGATCAGTTTCGACTACTGCGGCTGGGAGGGCACTTCCGGAGTGCGGGACATCATCTTCGAGTTCGGGGACTGAGTTGAAGCCGGACGGCTCCCCCGGTGGACGCAACCGGGGGAGGAAGACCATGTGGGGCAAGCAGCACAGATACAAGAAGGCTTATGAGTCGGAGCTGATGGCGAAGCTTGCCCTACTCAGGCTGCACCTGTCGGAGAATGCCAACAACACTCTCCTGATGCGTGCCTACTGGTGCACCTGGGGCGACTCACACGAGGACAGACAAGCCCCCCTGCACTGGCACATCGGGCACAACCCTGGAAGTGGAGGAAGTAATGCGACCGAGAAACCTACGCCGTAAACTGCGTGCCTGGAACCGCTACGCGAACCGGCTGGAGAAGCTGGGACAGCAGCGGATCTACAACGCCCATATCCACTACATCGCGGCGGACACCGTCCGGCACCTGGATAGGTGCGGCGGGAAGACCAAACCGTGTAAGCACTTGGTCGAGGTGGCGAGCATCGCCGAGAAGTTCGCGGGCCACGCCCCTTCGCTCACGATCCTGGACGAGGTCATCACATGAGGTTCAACCTGGCCGTACTGCGGCTGGGGGTCGAGTCGCTGGACCACCGGTGGCTGGACCCCCTGGGTGTGTACGAGCTTCCCTACGGGCAGGCGGCACCTGTCATGAAGCCGGTCCTCGGCGGCACGGAGTACGAGACCGTGGGGGTCATAGAACTCCTGGTCAAGGAGGAGAACACCGTCTACGCGCTGGGTGAGGTGTTCAGTGACCTGGACGTTTACAAGGCACTCATAGACGGCGAGAAGGTACTGTCCGTGGAGACCTTCCCGTTTGAGACGGCAGTCGTGCGCGGTACCCTGCGGATCCAGCGCCTGACCGTACGCGGGGCACTGGTCATAGACAAGGCAGGCTGGGCATGGAGATGAACGAGGGCTGGATCAAGCCGTGCGACACCAGCGCGTGCGTGGAGGTGCTGCCGGGGGAGACGGTGAGGATGCGCAACTCCGAGCACCGTGAGGTGGAGGTCGCCTTCACCCGCGAGGAGTGGTCGCAGTTCATCGACGCGGCCAAGCTGGGCGTCTTCGATCTGTAAAATAGGGTTATGAACGCAGCAGACGAGTATGAGGCCTACCAGGAGCGCTTCGACGTCTTCATGCGCAAGCACTGGCAGGAGGCGGAACTCGCCCAGATGCAGCCGTCCTACGAACAGACGGAGCTGTACCAGGATGAGCACGGCGTGGTCATGTTCGGGAAGAAAGCCCGGTGTCCCTCAGAGGTGAAGAGGGGCACCGGGTGGAAGGCGAAGGACCGACCTACCTGGCCTTATAACCCGTGTAAGAATACGGCGGGGTACGGCACGACGCACGAGGGCTTCGGCAAGTGCTACCGGTGCGACGGGCACAACGGACGAGGACTCAAACAGGGGGCAATTCTCATGGCACTGGCATACGCGGACGAACTGAACACCACACCGTGGGAGGCGCTGCTCCAGCAGTGCCGTCTGCTCTCCAACCAGGTGCACTGGCTGCGCGCCCGCGTGTACGAGTATGAGGAGCTGGGAGGAGTGGCCGCGCTCAAGCCCGGTGGGGACGGGTTCTGGGCTGTGGAGATGCTGGAGTCACGCGGTGACCGGTTGGCGAAGGTGGCGAAGAGCTGCCTGGACGCGGGTATCGCCCAGCAGCTCGTGCAGCAGATCAACCTGGAGGCGCAGAACATGGCGACGGCCGCGATGACCGCTGCGGACAGCATCGGCCTGGAGGGCGAGCTGCGGGACAGGTTCCTGGAGGCGATGGGCAACAAGCTCTTCGAGCTGGAGGGTACGCACGTCGCGGTCTCTCGGTGAGATCAATTTGGAGGGTGTTGACACTCTCTGATATAGTGTGAAGTAGAAAGAGAAGGGAGAAGCTCTAGTGACTGGCAGGCAGCACTACAGCTCCGGGAACAACGGCGGACACGGGATCGTGTGGGTGTTCGCGGCACTGGTCGCGGCGTTCGCGCTCTGCATGATGGCCGGGAGGTTCCTGTGAACGGCGGGGACCACTCGAAAGGCGAGCTGGCAGGGATGGGTGTGGCGGCCGGGCTGTGTCTGGTCGTCCTGATCATCATCTGCGGGGCGTTCTTCGGCTACAAGGGCAGGGAGGGCGGCCAGCCGCTCCCCACGCCCAGCGTGGACAGTCAGATGGTCGATGACCTGCCTGACTGCGACGCAAACGACCGTTCCCCCAACTGGGACGTGAAGGACTGCGGTCCCTCCCCTAAGCCCGCCAAGACGCGGGGACCGGCTCCCCGCCCGACGAAGAGGAAGTAGAACATGAGCCGTTCCGATCTCACGCTGATCATCATCATCGTCATCGTGGGTGCCTTCTGCTACGGCATCTTCGGCGGGAGGTAGCGATGAAGAGTTCCACCATCGTGGTCATCGCGGTAGTCGCGGTGATCGCCATCGCCCTGCTGAACCTGGCAGTGGGAGCACGCTGAGCCAAGGAGGGGAGACCACAGGTCTCCTCTCCTCCCATGAAGGAGAGTTGTAATGATCAAGACCGCAGCGCAGATCCTCGCGGAGATCGGCGAGGAAGAAGAGTCCTACGAGGATTACGCGAACGCCCCCTTGAAGCGGGGTTACTGCTCCCCCGGACGTCCGCCCGGCATCCCGCGAATCATGAAGCCGTGCCCGGAGACCGGATGCGCCCGCCTGGAGTGGCACCACGTCACGGACCGGCGTCCCAGTTGGCACCGCACGACGGTGCACTACCGGGAGGAGGGGATGCTGGTCTGGAAGAACGGGATGACCCCTGTTCCCCTACCCGAGGACCAGGGACGCAAGATGTCCAGCGGTACCCCGGAGCAGCTCAACGACGTCCTGGACCAGCTCATCGAGATCCGCGAGAGCCTGGGACTGGACCCCGACAAGATCCAGGTGTCGAAGCTGATCACCGCGCGTGCCGTGGAGGACGGCTGGCATATGAACGTCATCTGCCTCCAGCGGTATGCCAAGATGCTGGGTAAGGCGCTGACGGTGGACTTCACCTTGCGCGACCGCTTATAGTGTCATGTAGAAGGAGGAGTGATGAAGGCAGTTCGCAGTGTGACCAGCAAGCTCGTCTCCACAGGAGCGCTGGAGGCCATCCCCACCGTCCTGTGGTACGACGACCAGGACCCGTGCGTGGTGGCTCTGGAGTTTCACAGCTACAACGGAACCGTGAGCGAGTGGCACGTCTCCAGGGACGTCCTGGCGACCGTGGCGTTCAGCCGCAAGCCCGCAGGTGAGCAGAACTTCATCCTGCGCCCGGAGACCTTCCAGGGGATGCCCATGGCGCTTGCCTGCATGAGGGCGCTGGACGTCCCCGACCCGCAGGGACACCAGCACATCCTGTTCGTGAACCGGGATCTCCAGCTCTTCCTGTACGACACGTTCGACCTGGTTCCGCTGGGCGACGAGGACTACAGCGGCCAGATCGACGCCGCGTTGCAGCAGATCCTGGCATGACAGCGGTTCACATCATCGTCATAACCTGCAACGGGCGCGGCGGTTCGGGTTGTCCGGAGAACGCATCCTCACGGGTGGCGGCGGACAACCCCACCTACGCCCGCAGGGTTCTGCGCGACTGCGGCTGGGATTACACCCGCCATACGAACGAGTACAGCAACATCCGGCACTTCGATCTGTGTCCGGCCTGCGGAGGGAGAGGGATATGAAGGACGTACAAGACCTGACCGGCGAAGAGTGGGCTAACGTCATCGAAGTCTGGGATGCGGCGGGGGAGGCTCTGGACAACATCATGGAGCAGTACGCGGCACACCGGGAGCTGGACAACTGCGCGCACCCGGCCTGCACCGGCACGTGGCTGGCGCAGTTCTTCAACACCGTGGACGCCGTCACGGCGGCGATGCTGCTGCACGTGGCGATGAACCGCCTGGAGGTCGCCCGGCTGGAGAAGGAGATGGAGGCATGAACGGGGAACACAAGTTCATCGCGTTCCTGTTCGACACGAAGGTCTGCAACACCTGCGGCGAACTTCGCGATGACCACGTGGAGCAGGCTTCCCCCTACGTGGGACACATCGAACCCATGTGGCGGGCGATGATCCGCCACGGCGGGGATCCCAGCATCTACAGCGGCTATAGCTGGCGCTCCACGATGGAGGTCCGTGCCCACCTGGGAATGCTCAGCGATGAGAATCTCCGGGAGATCCACGAGTGGGACAAGAACAGCGGCCGGAAGTTCCCGATCCCGGACAAGCCCTGCGCCATCGACTTCAAGCGGACCAGCGACCCGGAGGACGGAACCGTAGGCGCCTTCAACGGCACCTTCACGGAGAACGGCGAGGAGTACGCGGTCACCGGCTACCTGTACTGCAAGTGCGGGGAGGTCGAGGACCAGGACTGGGCGTTGCGGAAGAAGACGCTGGGCCAGCTCATCTGGATGGTCTGCAATGAAGAAGCGTGACCGGCGCGAGCACTGGTTCCTCAAGTGTGAGGAAGCAGTGCTCGGCCTCATGATCCTGCTGCTGGGGGCGCTGCTGTTCGCGATCCCCGATCACCTGCTTCCGCAGGGAATCTGGGATGTGATCTCGTGGTCGTTCCTCATCGCGGCAGTGGCGCAGGGGATCTGGCTGGTGTTCTGTTGCTATAAATACTGTAAGCTTCGCTGATGAGCGAACTGCTGAAGGCGATTGAGAAGACCGTGGCGGAGATGCGGGCTCCTGTCGAGAAGCCGTACCAGTGGGTGATGGTCCCCGGAGTCAAGGAGCCGCGCGCCAAGTGTCGCGAGCACGGGAAGATCATGCGCTGGGCGATGAAGATCAGCAAGGACTACCCGGTGACCGTCAGCAAGCACACCGGGGAGGGCAAGAGGTGGCGCATCCCTGTCGAGTACCAGGGGATGCTGCTGCAAGTCTGGAAGTGTCCGGAAGAGGGATGTGAAGTGGAGGCAGTGAAGTGAGTGAAGCGAAGGTCTACGCCTGTGCGGGCGTGATTCTGGCCGTGCTGCTGATCATGGCAATGTGGTCGATGCACAAGAGCGGGCGCTGATGAACTGGGCGATGATCATTGGAGGGTTCCTGCTGGGCATCATGGGGTTCGCCATGGTCAAGGACGGGGACAATCCCTTCGTCTCCGGTCTGGGGCATGTCATCGCAGCTATTGCGGCCGTGCTGAGCTGGTACGGCTGGGGCATGGACGCCACGTTCCATCACCCCGGCCTGGACAAGGACAAGTGCGCGCAGTACGTCCAGATCGACGAGAACTGGACCTGCGTACCGTGGGAGGAGGCCGGATGAGCATCATGCATCCCAGCAGGGACACGGTCATGAAGCTGGCCGTGAACAACTTCACGGGAGACCTGGCTGTGACGGACGTTGTGGACTTCACGATGTCCGTGCTGGCTGAGGTGGAACGCAAGGAGAACATCATGCGCAGGCGAGAGATGTGCGCCACCAGCGGAGGGCATCACCTGGAGGTCAAGGGAGCCGGGGTCGCCGAGATGACCTACGGAGACGGCGTCAGCACCATGAAGTGGGACGGCTACGCGCCATGCCAGGTCTGCGACGCTGTCCTCTCGATCACCTACCCGGAGATGTTGTAATGGCGAACCGGCTCACGGCGAAGGAGCACTGGCCCACCTGGTGTTGCGGGGAGGATGCGCGCCGGTCCCGCCAGATCATGCGCAAGCGCGAGAACCAGGCATGGAGGAAGTATGAGGAAGTGGCGAGTGGTACGGCGGCTGGGCAGCGGTGACCTGCACGTGGATCCCCGGAAGTTCTGGTTCCGCTCCAGCGCCCAGCGATGGGCGGACGGGCTGAACCTGACGGCGGACGGGCTGGGGCTGTTCCAGCTCCTGGCGAGTTCGCTCCAGGGCAACCGGTTCTACGTCGTGGACGTACGCACCATCCAGCAGTGAGAAGAGGGCGGTTCCCCTGCGGGAGCCGCCCTTTTTATATTTCCTGTAGAGTGGCGTGATGCGGATCTTCCTTTCGGGCGCGGCCGGGTTCGTGGGTAGCCACGTCCTGCGCCACCTGCTCCAGAACACCGATTACGAGATCATCTGCCCGGTGAGCTTCAAGCACCGTGGCCTTCCGGAGCGGATCAAGTCCGCGATGGCGTGGGAGGACGTCTCCCGAGTGCAGATCGAGCGCATGGACCTGTCCGCGCCGATCAACCGGCACACGGCGGACCGGCTGGGCCCCATCGACGTGATCATGAACGTGGCGTCTGAGAGCCACGTGGACCGCTCGATGGACGTCCCCGTCGAGTTCATCACCAACAACCACGCGCTCATGCTGAACATGTTGGAGTACGCGCGGTACGTCAAGCCGAAGCTGTTCCTCCAGATGTCCACCGACGAGGTGTACGGTCCCGCCCCCTCAGGCTATCTCCACAAGGAGTGGGAGCCCGCCCTGCCCTCCAACCCCTACAGCGCCTCCAAGGCCGCTCAGGAGGCCTACGGGGTGGCCTACTGGCGCACGTATAAGGTGCCGGTGGTCATCACCAACACGATGAACATCGTGGGGGAGATGCAGGATCCGGAGAAGTTCGTCCCGAAGATCATGAAGCACGTGGCCCGTGGCGAGGAGATGCCGATCCACGTCTCCCCCGAGGGTGTGTCCGGCAGCCGCTTCTACCTGCACGCGCGCAACCTCGCGGACGCCTGGCTGTGGCTGACGAAGCGGTATGCGAAGACGGGCGTCCCCCTGTACGGCGACGTGGACCGGCCGGACAAATGGAACATCGTCGGCGAGCGCGAGGTCACCAACCTGGAGCTGGCACAGATGATCGCCGGGTTCATGGGCAAGGAGCTGAAGTGGAAGGGCGTCAACTTCCACGAGTCGCGTCCCGGCCACGACCTGCGTTACGCGCTGGACGGAGCCAAGCTCGCCCAGGCGGGATGGAAGCACCCGTTCTCCCTGGAGGACAGCCTCCGCCGCACCGTGGAGTGGACGTTGGCGCATCCTGAATGGCTCTGATTCAAGGAGAAGCTGTGAATGAGGTGACAACCGCCCTGGAAGCGGCTGCACGGGACTACAGAGACCGAAACGCCTCCCCCGGCACTTGCCTGGAAGTAATCCTGCCGTGGTGGGTCGTGGGAAGGTACGGCGGCTGGGAGTCCTTCTGCCAGCAGATATCGGAGTCCGATATGCACCCGGTGACGGTGAAGACCACCCATCCCAGCGGCAAGGTCTGGGTGTTCCGCGCAGAAGAGGATCAGTGGCTGTGACCCGACAACTACGGGCGCTGAGCGCCGGAACCTGGCACAGGATTCTGGAGCTGCTGGGGACAGGGGATTTCCACCGCATCGAGTTCCGGCCGCCTGCGGCTGGGGACGAAGAGGTCATGTGTGACATCGCCCGCCAGAAGAGCGGCGGGAAGGGGTCGTGGTGGGTGTGCGAGGCGGATTACATGGACGTCGTCACGATGCCGGACGGTGAGGTCATCGGCTGTGATCTCGTCACCAGACGTTTCCCCTTCTGCCTGCACCAGCCGTCTGACGAGTAAGAGAGCCCCCTCGCGGGGGCTCTCCGTTTATAGGAGGTATGAAGTTGCTCGAAGAGTGGTCCCGGAACAAGCTCACCAAGCAGGACAAGCGGGGGATCATCCCTGGGACGTCCAGCGCGAAGGAGTACTACGCGGACAAACGCGGAATTGAGCACACCCGCAGGGACTGGACCGAGGACGAGGTCCGCAACGCGCAGGTGGTGCTGGCGGAGATGGCCCTGGAGATGGACGAACCGGAGGTGTGGCTCCGGGAGGTACTCCAGACGCTGGGACTGTTCAGCCGAGCACCTGTCCAGCAGACCGGTTACGACGTGTGTGGCGTCTACGCAGGGTCGAAACGGGGACTGGACCAGCACCTACGCACCTACAGCAGACCGTGTAATATGTGCGATGAAGTACGTAGGAAGGCGGAGGCGGAGCGCCTCCACCTCATGGGACTCAAGGAAGAGAGTGAGAAGTGGACGATCTCCAGCAGTTGCTGAGCGCGAACAACCGGCCCGCCGAAGGCGTGCCGGTCGTCGAAGAGGAGTGGGGTGTCTTCAACGACCCGGACTTCTTCGAGCCGAAGTTCGCCAAGGGCGAGGTTGACGAGAACCTGCGGGAGCTGATCCTGGACCGTCCCCTGTGGACCTCCCCGATCCCCGGACCGGCGAAGCGGTACCAGCAGTACTTCAACGACCAGCGGCGGGACTTCGGCCAGCTCCCCACGGCCGGACCGGTCATCCTGCGTGTCCAGAAGATCGTCCGTGAGCCGTGGCGCACGGTGACCGGTGCGGAGTACGACGCGATCGACGACGGGAAGGCTCCCAGTGGCCGATAACGAGGGCGCGGACCTCCCGCTCGCGCGGGAGCTGGACGACAGGCAGCGCGTGGAACGTCGTGCGAACAGCGAAGAAAGGAAGCGTAGTGCCAGCCGAACTACGGATTGACGTAGTCGCACAGACTGAGATGAACTATGCCGCCGTGGAACATGCCACAGACGGGGCATGGACACGAGCAGAAGATAAGCATTCTTCTGGAGAAGCCCTGGTAGAGGCGGCAGGTCGTGCGTGCTACCAGAGCTGGAATCGCCCAAATCCTGAGCGCCGAACCAATAAGGCGTACCTGGCGCACATCCTGGATGTGGAACACCTGAGCATCCTCAGACATGCCACTGTGACCGTATATGTACAGGGTATCTCCAGGTCGTGTGCGAATGAGCTGATCCGCCATCACATCGGCATCGACTTCTCCCAGCTCTCCCAGCGCTACGTGGACTCGGCGGAGATGGACTACGTCATCCCGCCCGCGTTCCGGGGAAATCACAAACTGGAGGCACGTCTCTGGCATGAGTGGGGCGAGGCTCTGGACGCCTACGGGGAAGCCGTGGAAGAGCTGCTGGCGGAGGGTAAAACCCGTAAGCAGGCACGCGAGGCCGCGCGTGCGTTCCTGCCCAACTGCGCCGAGACTCGGATCGTGGTGACCGCGAACCTCCAGGCGTGGCGCAACTTCATCGCCCAGCGTGCGACCGAGCACGCGGATGCGGAGATCCGGGAGCTGGCCGTACAGATGGCCTGGACCCTCAAGCAGGGGTTCCCCAACGCCTTCCAGGACATGCACCTACGCACGCTGCCCTCCGGAGTTGACGTCGTCTATTTCGGCGATTACGATCCCGTGTAACGCCGTCCCCAAACAGCGTGACGCAGAGCCCGCCAGCACCCACCGCTGGCGGGCTCTATGCTTTATGCATGATCCCCTCCACCAGCAAGGCTCTGCTCTTCCAAGAGCTGACGATGCCGAAGGCGCGCGTCTACCAGCGTGACCCCATCCGCTGGGCACGTGAGCGCGCGGGTGTGGAGGTCTGGAGCAAGCAGCGCGAGATCCTGGAGAGCGTCCGGGACAACAAGTACACGATCGTGAAGTCCTGCCACCAGGTGGGGAAGAGTTTCACGGCCGCGCTCACCGTGTGCTGGTGGCTGGACACCCATGACCCTGGAACCGCGTTCGTGGTGACCACCGCACCCACCTTCGCGCAGGTCAGGTCTATTCTCTGGCGAGAGATCGGGGCCATCCACGCTCTGGCCGGACTGCCGGGGCAGTGCAACCAGACCGAGTGGAAGATCGGCAACCAGCTCGTGGCGTTCGGACGCAAGCCCAGCGACCACAACCAGCACGGCATGAGCGGTCTGCACGCCGAGTACATGCTGGCCGTGATCGACGAGGGCTGCGGCGTCAACAAGATGATGTACGACGCGATCTCCACGCTGGTCACCGACGCCAACGGCAAGCAGCTCGCGATCGGTAACCCGGACACCACGGACGGGGAGTTCTACCAGCTCTTCAAGCCCTCCAGCCGCTGGAACAAGATTTCCATCTCCGCGTTCGACTCGCCCAACTTCACCGGGGAGGACGTCCCGCCGAAGGTGAAGAAGTCACTGATCGCCAGAGACTGGCAGGAGGACCGGGCGGAGCACTGGGGCGAGGAGTCCGCGCTCTACCAGTCCAAGGTACTGGGGGAGTTCCCGGAGATCGGTGACCCGTGGCAGGTCATCCCGTTGGGCTGGGCCAACCAGTGCCGGTTCCTGGAGATGCCGGAAGGCCGCAAGCCTGTTGAGGCGGGGGTGGACGTCGGCGCTGGAAACGACCGTACGGTCGTGACCATCCGTGAGGGCGAGAAGCTGGTCAAGGTTTATAGCTTTGTAAATCCTGACCCGGTGCTGACCACGGGCCAGGTGGCGCACGTCCTGCGCGAGCACAAGGTCACCTGCGCGAAGGTGGACTCGATCGGTGTCGGCTGGGGGATCTACGGTGCTCTGCGTTCCAGCTCCAGCATCCACTTCCCGCTCCAGGAGCATCCCGCACACGACGCGGAGATCATCCCGATCAACGTGGGCATGGGTCCGACCGTGGACTACGAGGTCCAGTTCTTCAACCGCCGTGCGGAGATGTGGTGGTTGGGCCGTGAGCTGTCCCGGCTGAAGAAGTGGGACTTCTCCGGGCTGCCCATGAAGGACCAGGACCAGCTCATCCATGAACTCTGTATGCCGAAGTACGAGATTGTGGACGCGAAGGGCAAGGTCAAGATTGAGCCCAAGGAGAAGATCATCGAGCGGCTGAAGGCGTCCCCGGACATCGCGGAGTCCGCGCTGCTCTGCTACGTGCCCGCGAGCTGGGCTGCCGACCTGGATCACGCGTCCGCTGCGGCCACCGCGCCCAGCCTGTTCACCGGTTACTCTCCGGGGGACCTGGTCTTCGGTCCGCAGGGCAATAGTGGCTGGTGAGAGGGTGTTGACGGCTGACAGGAATTAGGGTAAAGTAGTTCCTGTCAGCAAGTGAGGGCGAAGATGAAGGAGTTGGACATGAATGACTTCCTGGAGCGCTGCGAGACCTGCGGCGAGATCGTGGACGTTGAAGAGATCCGGTACGACGCGGCCACGAACACCACGTGGTGCGCCAGCCCCACCTGCGGCGAGTGAAGGAGAGAACATGAAGGTCACGTGGACAATCCCGGTGATCGGCAAGCGCGGCCACCAGGAGCAGTGCCGGAGCGAGGCTGAGGCAGCCGCCCTGGTGCTGGAGCTGATCCTGGCGGGCGTGAAGCGACACCAGATCATCGTTGACGGTGTCTCGCAGGAGAAGAACAGCTTGGCCTGGGCTTTCAAGGCACTGGGCGCGTAACTCGGGTGACCAGCAGACAGGCGGGTGCGAGTCCCGCCCACCCACTCAGCAACAACTATCAAACCCGTATGGGAGGAGAAAGAGTGAGGCGCATTCCTACCGACCCGAACGAGGGTCGGAAGTACCAGAGCGCGAAGGGGTACTTCTACATTGGGTGGGGCGGCAGTATCTACGCCCTGCACCTGGAGATCGGGCGCTGTGCCTTCACGGTCCAGGCCAGCGCCGAGCGCCAGGCCGACCGGCGCGCGCGCAACCGCGCTCGCCTGGCCGAGTTGAAGAAGAACCGATGACAACCGTGATCGGCTATCAAAGGAGCAGGACATGAAGGTGAAGGATCTGAAGACCGGTGCGGAGTACCTGGTCAACCGTTCGCAGAACTGGACGGACAGCACCTACAGCAGCGACACCCTGCGGGTTCGCTACCAGGGTTCGATCGTGGCCCACTGGAAGCGCGACAAGGTCAACGGCGGCTGGATCCCGCAGAAGTACGCGTCCACCTCGAGTGTCTTCGGATACACCACGCACGGCGTGCTGGTGGAGATCCTGGACCACGTTACCGGCGAGGTGAAGGAGCAGGGTGTCGTCTCCCTGGCGAGCATCCGGGGTGCCTGGGAGCCCACCTGGAAGATGGTGCAGGAGAACCGGGCGCGTCGTGACGCGGAGCGCAAGGCGGCCGAGGACGCCCGCAACGCGGGCCGTAACCGTGTCGGCGTGGTGCTGGCGAAGGCCGCGCAGTTCCTGGGGCTCAAGCCTTACTCCAACCTGGTCAGCGACGCATACAAGACCAACCACGTGATGATCGATGTTAACCTCCTGGACGCCATGCTCACCGAGCTGGAGAAGCACGACTGGAAGTACGAGCAGTGATCCTGCCCCTGCTGCCGGGAGATCCCGTGTGGGTCGTCGTACACGGAGGGGAGCGCAAGGCGCTCTTCCTCCGTTACGACGGCAATGTCAGATGCAAGGTGCAGACGGGATCCGGTGCCGTACGCGGTGCCAAGGTCACCGATGTGCGGTACCGGTCTGAAGGATGAGGTAAGAATTATGGCGAAGTATGACGTGCGCAAGAAGGACAACGAAGAGTCCCTGGCCGGGGCGGAGAACTTCGCCCAGCCGTGGGAAGGTGCGGAGCTGGATGTCCTGGTGTCCTGCTGGACCACTGACCCGGCCGGACTCAAGGTGCTGGCGGAGCAGTTGGGGCGCACGGTGGAGGCCTGCCGACAGCGCTACTACCTCTACCAGAACGGCAAGGCGCGGGCGCAGGAGAAGAAGGCCGAGGCTGCGGTCAAGATCGTGGACAAGTGGACGAAGGGCTTCACCAGCCTGGAGGAGATGGGGTACTGATGAAGAAGGCACTGTTCCTGGACCGCACGCAGCTCAGTCTGGTTCGTGACGTCCTGTACGCCGAGTGGGACGCCGTGACCAGCAATGAGACCTTTTACACGAACAACGCGGAGACGGCGGAAGACCTTCAGGAGATCCTGGACCAGGTCAACGAGATCATGGAGGATGACTGATGTTCGAGTGCCCGATGTGCCTACAGGAGACCGACTACCCGGTGACCTGCGAGAACTGCGGCATGGAGACGTGCCACATCTGTGAAGGGGAGTGCTGCGGTGAGTGACTGGCGAGAGAAGATCAAGCAGATCACGGACGGCATCGGACCGATCGGCGACGCGGTTTACAGGGAGATCGTGGAATCTGTAGAAGAGGCGATCTCCGACGCACGCGAAGAGGGCCGCTGGTCGGAGATCGAGAACCAGGCCTGTATCGGAAGTTACGACGAATAGTTGCACAACCCGCAGTTACGTGATACTATTAGTTCTGTCAGCAAATGCGACACGATGAAGGAGAAGGCCATGAAGGAGAATGCGGACAACAAGCTCAGCTACCAGGGCGACGACGCGGACGGCAACAGCGTCTACCACATGCTGATCAACGGGAAGGTCGTCTTCCAGGCGCGGGTCAACAAGGATGAGGCGGGGATGCCCATCTACGTCTCCTGGCCCACCGACCACGTCAACAACCTGCACGGCTGGTTCAAGACCACCCACCGCGCGTTCACGGTGGAGGACGGTAGCCGGGTCAGCGCGATGACGATGAAGGAGGCGGTGTACATCAACCTCCCGCTCATCCTGCTGAACCTCATGTACGACCACAACTAGCGCAACGGGGCGGCTACGGCCGCCCCTCCACCCCTGTAGCTCAATAGCTGGATAGGCCACGGCAAACCAGCAGGTAGAGCAGCCCTTAATCGGCGCTAGATCCGGGTTCGAGTCCTGGCAGGGGTACTCGGCAACACCTAGAAGGAGGCACGACAATGGAGAAGTTGACAGTCGAGCAGCTGGAGGAGCTTATCGTTCTGGCTGAGAACAAGCTCGGAACCATGCGGCCGACCGACGAGGGCTACGTCAAGGAGATGGAGCTGATTGGTCAGCTCCGGGACATGCGACAGGCGAAGCTGTACGGGGAGGCGTGAGCCTTCTCCCGCGCGGGATACGGGCTACAGGGGGTTCGACTCCCCACCCGCGCACGTAAGCACCTACCACAAGGAGGAATGAAGGATGAAGCTGCCCAAGCCGTACCGCGAGGCCACGGAGATCGTGGCGGACAGCGGTATCGAAGGGACCGGAGAGACCGTGACCGGCCTCGTGGACGACATCGCGGAGGCGATCCAGACCTCTCACGAGATCGGGTTCCGCAAGGGGCTCATGAGGCTCCGTACCGCCATTCTCAACGACCCGAAGCTGGAGCGGGAGGATATGATCATGGTCCTGGACGCGCTGATCGGGGACGCGGAGGTGGACGCCTGATGTGGATCTTCACACCGTACGGCGCGTACTTCCCCTCGCAGCGTCCGCTGGACACCGTGGAGCTGGGTGACAACCAGCTCATCCAGATCCGCGCACGCCGAAAGCTGGAGCTGGAGCGCCTGAAGGCGTTCTACCCGGAGATTCCGACCGGGGACATCATCTTCTTCCCGCACACGGACTACGAGTACCGGATGTACTGCACGCACACCGCCCTGGGGATGCTCATGGCGCTGATGGCGGCGGACATCGACTACACGAAGTTCAAACCGGAGACGGAGAAGTTCGGGGAGAGCAAGCTCCACGCGGCATACAACACCATCTGGGGCATCCTGTACGACCGGTTCTCCACGAACCGGTACCTGGAGCAGAAGGTCCAGGGAAGGGCGAAAGTGAAGTCATTCAAGCGCGGAAACCCGCGCAAGAACCCGCAGTACAACTGGGAGGACGGCACATGGGTCTGAGCGAGTCCAGCCGGGGTGACGGAAACCCCTCCACACTGGTGATCCTGGCGGGGGTGGTTCTGCTGGCCCTGCTGATCGTGTGGGCGACGCAGATGCCACGGGTTACGTTCGTGGATCCGCCGCTGCCCTCGCCCAGCGTGAGCAGCACGAAGTAGCCGAAAGGGAGTCTCCTCCGGGAGACTCCCTTTTACTATTGACTAACTCTGTTACAGTGGGATCATGACGAAGATGAAGATGGTCCTCAGCGCTGCGTTCACCGGTCTCCTGCTCACCGCTGGTCTCGCAGCTCCGGCCTCGGCGGCTCCGTGCGGTGGACTCGGACGTGGGGCGTGCAGCCCGCTCCCGTGCCCGTCCGCTCCGGCTCCGACCGTGGTGGGTCTGCCGATCAACGACGCGGTCTCCGCGTTCTTCAACGCGGGGTTCTCGAACGTCGCGGTTGTGTTCTACACCGGCCCGCTCGGCACCTTCACGGGTGAGACGGTCGGACAGAACCCGGCTGGTGGGCAGTTCTACCCGAAGTGCAACCAGGTGCTCCTGACCGAGAAGCGCTGACCCGCACCGCAACACTGAGAAGGCCACCGTTTATAACGGTGGCCTTTTCTGTTGTAAGCTCCATAACATGACGATCTTCCTGCTGTTTCTCGCAACCTACCGTGCCACGCGGTTCATCACGCGGGACAAGCTGCCGTTGATCGACGTGCCGCGTGAGGCGTATGTCCAGCGCTGGGGCGTCTATGCGGAGCAGCAGGACAAGAAGCTGAGCATCAACGGCAAGAAGACGAACGTATTCATGCGCTCCATCGCCTACCTCTGGGAGTGCGACTGGTGCACCAGCGTGTGGGTCAGCGGAGCGCTGGTCTACGCGCTTACATTTTTTGTAAGTATGCCTCTCCCCTGGCTGACCTGGGGTGCCGTCGCCGCTGGAGTGGGTCTGCTGGCTGAGGTCGAAGGCCTGATCTCGAAGAAGGCGCAGTGATGTCCGACAACGCCCGTGATCGTCGCACCCGCAACTTCACCACTGCTCCCAATGCGGTTGAGCAGGACATCCTTACGTCCGCCGCGCAGGTGTTGGACGGCTCCGCACGCCAGCAGTACGCGATCCAGTACAAGACCTGGCAGGACGAACTCTGGGCTTACACGGACTCTGTAGGCGAGTACGGCAGTTGCGTGAACTGGTTCTCCGCCGCGATCAGCCGGATGCACCTGCGCGCCGGGATCTGGTACCCGGACGCCAAGGAACCGGAGCTGGTGGACGACGGTCCGGCCGCCGATCTGGTCCACGACCTGGTGACGCACGCCGAGGACGGCGAGACGCAGTTCCTGAAGACTTGGGCCAAGCACCTGTTCGTGCCCGGCGTCGGCTTCTTCCTGGCGGAGGAGATCGACGGTCAGCGGCGCTACCAGGTGAAGTCCGCCGACGTGGTGAAGCGCTCCGGGAAGTTCAAGCAGAACTCCGCTGGATTCGACGTGGAGCTGTTCTGGATCCGCACCGGTCCCAGTGAGTGGCGTCTGACCGAGGCTGACTCCCTGTTCGGACGCATCTTCGATCCGGACCCCCGCTACGACTACCTGCCCACTTCCCCCTCCCGTGGAGTGTTGACCACCCTGCGAGAGATCGACATGTACAACCGGGCGATCGTGGCCACGCTGCTGAGCCGTATCGCCTTCAACGGAATCCTGTTCATCCCGTCCGAAGCCACCTTCCCGGTGAGCAAGCAGTTCAAGGACGCGCCGGATCCGTTCATTGCGGAGCTGCTCCACTATGCCCAGCGCGGCATCAAGGACCCCGGATCCCCCGGAGCGGCGATCCCCTTCCCCCTGCGTGTGCCTGGTGCCATGGTGGAGCAGTTCAAGCACCTCATCCTGTCCAGTGGGTTGGACCCGAAGATCATCGACGCCCGTGAGAGCGCGGTGACGCGACTCAAGGAGCAGCTCCCCGCGCCCGTGGAGGCACTCAACGGCATCCAGGACATGAACCATTGGAACGCGTGGAAGTCCAGCGAAGACAACATCCGGTTGTACTTCGGCCCGCCCATGGAGATCCTCTGCGGAGGCATCGACAAGCTCTTCCTGCGCCCCATGATGAAGGCCAAGGGCCAGTCCATGGAGGTGAAGGGTGGCGGCCGGTACATCACCTGGTATGACGCCTCGGATCTCACCATCCAGCCGGACAACAGCGAGAACGCCCAGAACGCGTTCACGGCTGGACAGATCACCGGAGACACCTACGTCGAAGCCATGGGGTTCGACCCGGCCGACAAGCCGAAGGTGGACGAGAAGCTCCGGGAGACCATCCTCATCACGTCCGCGATGGCTGGAAAGCCGCTGTCGGACGCCTACTACCTGCTTTACCCGCAGGACAAGCCATCCCCCGAAGAGCAGGCGAAGGAAGCCAACGCCGCCAAGGGGATCAACCCGGCGGAGGCAGAAGCATTGTCGAGCGTTGGCCCGTCAGGCAACGCTTCTGCCTCCGCCGCAAACGTCAAGCAGGGCGCACCTGCACAGGACAAGCCGAAGGCGGGTGCCCCGTGACCAGGATCCAGCCCTGGACCGAAGCGCAGCTCATGGAACGGGAGCGGCGTTTCGAGGCGCTGACCGCGAAGGCGGTGGACGCCGTCTTCGCCAGCCTCGCTAAGCAGATGCGCCGGGACATCCTCACGGCCGCTGTAGAGCTTCCTGGAGCCCCTCCGGAGACTGCCCCTCCGGTGTCCTTCACGACGCTGGAAAACGCCGTCATGGCCACCTGGACGGGCCTGGTGGACTCTCAGCTCTACCCCTTCCTCGTGGACACGTTCGCGGACAGCGCGGGAGCCGTGGTGGACGGTGTGCAGGCGGCGACCGGGTTCGCTGTCGAGCAGCTCACCAACGTCTACGCGCAGGACTTCCTGGCGTATGCGCAGAACCGCATGGTCGGGATCGGCGAAGACCTCTGGCTGAAGATCCGTGACGAGCTGTCGGCCGGGTTCGCCGCTGGTGAGGGCATCAAGGAGATGGCCTCCCGGCTGGAGGACGTGGCGCATCTGTCCACCCCCCGCGCGCTGACCACTGCGCGAACGGAGGTGATCTCGGCTGCCAACGCCGGTTCCTACCTCCAGATGCTGCATGCCGGGTTCGAGGAGAAGGTCACGAAGGTCTGGCTGGCCACCGAGGACCCGCGCACCCGAAAGTCCCACCGGCACGCTGACAACCAGGGTGTGGCGCTGACCGGTGAGTTCGCCGTGGACATCTACAGCGGGGATGTGAAGACCGGGGAGGAATTCCTGGAGTTCCCTGGCGATCCCAGCGGAACACCCGGTAATATCATCAACTGTCGCTGCTCTCTGGCATTCGACTTTGATGAGGGTGAAGTGGACGTACTGACCGCAGACGGGTTCATCGAGATCGAGCACCCGCGCGACAAGGACGGCAAGTTCAAGAAGAAGGGTGCCCCGGACCTGTACGTCAAGGTCCCGGAGACGGCACCGAAGGCTTCCGACCCTGACAACGTCAAGGTTGCCTGGATCGTCCAGAACAAGTGGGACTCCATGGGTGCGGGCCAGAAGGTTGTACTCATCAAGTCCATCACGCCTGCCACCTGGAAGACGCTGCCCCCGGAGCTGAAGGACAAGATCAAGGACGCTCCGAGCAGCACTTCACACCCGGAGGCCAAGAACGCTCTTCAGAAGGTCGTGGACGAGAAGATCCCGACACTGGAGGCCGAGCCGAAGAACGTCAAGCAGCAGGTTGAAGACCTGGTGCAGAACGGCCTGCCCACTCCTGCCGGGAAGACCCGCGAACTCGGCGGCAAGGACACCAAGACCGGAAAGCCCCTGGTGCCCGGAAAGCCTGTTAAGCTGCGGGTTCAGCTTCTCTACAACACCACCTTTGCGGATGGTGCGGTCATGGCTGTCCGCAAGGACAGCGGCGAGCGCATCGTTTGGCAGGACGGCAAGGTCAAGCGGCAGAAGCTGGGAGCTGACGGCAAGTACTCGACCACGGACACCAAAACCCGTGGCGACGCCTACAAGGCGTGGAAAGACGAAGATGGCTGGACTGTCCCTGATGCGTCTACGGCAAGCCCGGAAGCGGCGGCTGCGCCGTCAGCACCTGCTGCCGTTGGCAAGCCTGTGGCTCTCAAGGTCCAGCTCATCTACCAGACCCCCTTCAACGACGGAGACACCGTCGCTGTAAAGCCGTCCACCGGGGAGAAGATCACCTGGGACGCGGGCAAGAAGCGGATGGTCGTCCACGCCGCAGACGGGTCCACCACCAGTACACCCGTGGCGCGCTTTACAAGGCTTATAAGGATGAGACCGGCTGGCACCTTCCCGGCGGAGAGACCACGCCGGAAGCCGCACCCGCATCCGCGCCCGCGATGGTGATCTCTGACGGGAAGCTGACTCCGGAACAGGGTGCGGACTTCGTCAAGCCGCTGGACAACCCTGACGTCCCGTCCGGGACGCTGCTGTTCGAGGACGCGAACTTCACCTTCCACAAGGCCAACGACGATGACAGCGGGGACCTGTTCATCGTCAACAAGAACACCGGCAAGTCCGCGCTGATCAAGAATAAGAACATCGACTCCGGGTACATCAACGAGGCACTGGCGGAGACCTCCAAGCCGGATGCGGACCCCGGCAAGCCCAGCCTCTCCGAGGCGGAGAAGGCCGGGACTCCAGCGGCTCCCGTGGCGAAGAGCTTCACGCCGGTCAAGATGCTGTCGCCGGAGAACAACCAGGCGATGAAGGATGCTGTCCAGGATCCGGCCTACGGAGACGGCACCGTCCTGTTCCAGGCGAATGCCGACACGATCGTCAAGACCGGCGATGGGAAGGCTGAGCTGACGCACGTCAGCGCTACCGGCTCTGGAACGGCGGAGATCGGCCTGGACGACTGGACCACTGACAAGCTCGTCAAAAAGACTCTTCTGGCGCAGGACAAGTCCAAGGTCCAGGTCGGCAACATCGTCCCGCAGGCGATCCAGACTTCCAACATCCTTTACACGGATGAGAACGTTGACGCCATCAAGGATCTGTTCAACGACCCGAACGTCCAGATCAATGACCTCCTGTTCGAGAGCCCGGACCTGGAGATCGAGAAGCTTACCGACGACCAGGTGATGATCACGCACAAGATCAGCGGTGCCTTCACCGGCAAGGAGATCGATGATCTCTCCGCTGACTGGCTGAACGACTTCGCCGACGACCACGCTGGTGCTGGCAACAACGATCCGGTCATCCCGGCCATCGTCTCCACCGAGGCGCACCTCATCAACGACGCCTACCAGAAGAAAACCGGCGGAGAGCTGTACGCTGACGACCAGATCCAGATCAACAAGAGTGCCGTCTCCGGGAAGATGATCTTGACGGAGAACGGCCCGCCGTGGACGATGGGTGTTCTCAAGCCGGAGAACGTAACTCCCGAAAACATCGACAAGGCCATCAAAGCGGTCAAAGCGGGCAAGGACTTCTCGTCCAGTCAGCCTATCCCGGAGGTAGGAGAGGCCGAGAACGTCGCTCCTGGTGGATCTGGTGGCGTTGTTCCTACTCAAGAGGCTGTTGACATCGCCGCGAAGGCGAACGCGACGACCGTGGACCCTGGAGTTGGTCTTGCGCTCGTCTCCAACGCGGACGGCATCCAGGTACTGAAGGCCAGCAACGGCACTGTCGGGATCATGATCCCCGGACAGCTGGGCCATGTGCAGATCACCGGTGAGGTGACTCCGGAACTGGTCCAGCAGGCGATCGACGCCATTCAGTCGGGTGGGCTGACCTCCAGCTCGCCGCTCAACCTGGCTGGAGCGGTCCCATCGACGCCTACTGAGGTGTTCGCCAAGTCACGTTCGGTGGGGGCGATCCCGAAGACCGCGAACCTGAAGGCGACCGGCCTGTCCCTCGGCACGCATGGCGGGAAGGTTTACAAGGACTCTGTAACCGGACAGGACTGGCTGTTCAAGCCCGCTCCCTACGGTTTCAAGGCGTCTGCGGACGTGGACCTGGCGACAGCCAAGCTTCACGACCTGCTGGGACTGCCGACCCCGCCGCTGGGCGTGGTGGAGCTGGACGGACAGACGGGGTCGCTCCAGAAGATCCTGCCGGGTTCGGTGGTCTCGCCGACCAACTTCAAGCCGAAGAACCTCTCCGCGTCGGAGACCATCGCCATCCAGAAGGAGCACATCTTCGACTGGCTGGTCGCCAACCACGACGCGCACTCTGGGAACCTGCTGAAGACGCCGGACGGAGACATCGTCGGCATCGACAAGGGGCAGGCATTCAAGTGGCTGGGGCAGGACAAGCTTGACGTCAACTTCAAGCCCAACGAGCACCCGCAGGCCGCGAACGTCCTGTACAAGGCATTCGGCAACGGCGAGTCCAACGTCATGGCCTACAACCCGGCGACCACACCGGAGCTGAAGGACTTCATCGACAAGATCCAGGCGATTCCGGACGCCGATTACAAGGCGATCCTGCGCCCGTACGCCGAGAAGGCCGCAGCGGAGGGCAAGCTCGGTGTGGCTGGTCCGTCGCACCTGGGGCTCTCTCCTTCCGGCTTCCCGTCCAACAACGTGGAGGCCTTCCTCGACGCCGCCGTGGCGCGGAAGAACCAGCTCGCAGCGCAGATCCAGGCCTTCTACGACCAGGCTCTGAGCAAGCACAACGCGTCGGTGGGCACCGCCTCGCCGATCAACCCGCCCACGACCTCCGTTCCCTCGCAGATCCCCGGTCAGATCCCCACCAAGCAGGTGCCGATCAAGCTGGGGCACTCTGTGCTGGTCGGACCGAAGTCCACCAAGTACCAGCACGGCCAGCTCATCGCCGAGAACCCCGGCGCTGGAGAGCGGCTGTACTGGAACGCGCAGTCCAAGAAGTTCGTGGTCCAGGCGCAGGGCTCGGACGGCAAGTGGAAGAACGCCTACAGCTACAACAAGCAGGCTGCTCTGGCGAACCTGAAGGACGACGCCGGATGGGTCACCCCCTCCACGCCGTTCATCTTCGCCGACGCCGGAAACACCCCTGGTCAGGCTGCGGTTCCGACCATCAGCGGGCAGACCAACCCGCTGGAGGTCCACAACCTTCCTGAGGTGGACCTCTCGCAGTTCGCGAGCGCTCCCCCGCCGAAGATCAGCGTTGCCGACCTGCAGAAGCAGGCCGATGACCTGAGCGGGTTCACCGAGCAGAAGAAGAACTACATCTACACGATGTTCCGGTCCAAGGGCACCGGAGGCGGGACGCAGGTTCGTCTCAACTCCGACCCGAAGGACATGTTCGAGGCACTGCTTGAGTCGCAGTCCGCGTTCAACAGCGTCAACATGGGCAACCCGGCGTCCCTGCTCCAGATCCTGCGCACGGTGGACGTGGTCGCCGCTGGTAAGGCCGGGGTCACCAACAACAACGCGTACGAGAACAAGATCGTCGCGTGGCTTCAGACCGAGGCCGGTCTCAAGGCTGTCCAGAACATCAACTCCCAGTTGACTTTGAGCCCTGAGGGCAAGAAGGCGACGCTGTTCAACAAGATCCTGGGCAAGTTCAAGAAGACCCAGGAAGCCCGCTTGTCCGCCACCGCTGCCTGGCAGAAGGTGGAGGATCTCCAGCCGGGAACGCCGAAGGTCCACACTCCCGGCGACACCTACCCGCAGATCATGAGCAAGTCTGCCGGGTCGGCTTTCGGCAAGGAGATGGAGGCCAAGTACGGCAAGCTGGCGGGATCCGCCTTCCAGGCCATGAAGAAGTACACGGGCAACTCCTACACCGTGATGAACTCCTTCATGCGGTCGTTCGGCAAGTCCAACTCCGAGCAGGCGGACTCGGTTCTGGCTGCTCAGAAGGGTATGAAGCCCGCCGTCAGGAACCTGCTGGTGCACCGCAACTCCGGAACGGTGTTCGACGCATCCTGGCAACCGTCAGTGGAAGAGCTTCAGTCCTTCGTCGGGAAGGTCTTCCGCGAGGACGCTTTCGCGTCCACGTCGATCGACGGCTCCACTTTCAACGGCCACAAGTACCGGTTCATCATCGAAGTCCCGGAGGGAACTCCGCTCGCCTGGGTGGAGGACTTCTCCATGAATCAGGGTGAGAAGGAGTTCCTGCTCGGAGCAGGCCTGAAATATGAGATCCTGGAGGTTACAGGGCCTATAGACGGGCCGTGGGCTTCCACCGCATCCAAGACGGCGGTTATCAGAATGCGAATCGTGCCATGACAGACAGTCGTTTCAACAACGCCTTCGTGTTCAGGCCGGTGACGCTGAGCCGGGATGAGGCGTATGCGCTGCTGACCGAGGACGCGGCTGGCGTTCTGTTCCCTCCTGCGGACACTCTGGTAGCCAGTGCCAACCCTTCCGCCCACACGGGTGCGATGGTGGCGCTGGTCCCCTCAGACGCCGACCTGGAGCGCCTGGCGATGGAGGACGGGGAGCCGCTGGAAGAGCTGCACCTGACTCTGGCCTACCTGGGCGAGGCGGATGCGATCTCCGAGGAACTCCGGATGAAGATCGTCACCGCGTGCACGCAGTACTTCAACTCGCCCGTGGTGACGGAGGCCTTCAGCGTCAACGTCTTCAACCCGCACAACCCCGACATGGAGACGGCTGTCGTCCTGGGGATCAAGGGTGAAGAGCTGGTGGAGCCGCAGGGCAACGTCATGAGTGCCGTCCGGGGTGCCTACGCGGGCATGCCGGACAACCACAAGCCCTGGATCCCGCACGTCACGCTGAAGTACACCTCCGATCCGAAGGGGGAGGACCAGCAGGAGTACGTGTCCAGGCTTGGGCCGATCACCTTCGACAAGATCCGCTTCGCGTTCGGCGGGGAGGTCACGGACATCCAGCTCGGCGGAGACGAGGTTCTTACGGCCGCTGTAAGCCGGATGCCGCGCCAGCTCAAGAAGTACTGGCTGGGACCGGAGGGCTCTGCCCGCGTGGGCGGCTGGGGGAACAAGGGATCCTTCACCCGCTGCCAGCAGGCGATGCGGGAAGAGGGAGTGGACACCGACGAGATCGACGGTCTGTGCGCCAACCTCTACCGTGCCGCCACGGGCAAGCACCCCGGCCGGAAGAAGGACGTGACCACGGCATCTGTCACGATCTCCAACTCCGACGTCATGGAGACGGAGACTCCGGTGGAGTCCGCGACTCTGGTGGAGTGGGACGGTGTCCTGACGCTGGAGGGGCTGGAGTCCGGCGACGGCCGGATGTTCAAGTTCGGCTCCCTGGACTGGGCTCCCCTGCCGCTGAAGCTGATGTACCAGCCTGCCAACACCGGAGGGCACAGCAACTCCGTGCTGGTCGGGCAGATCACCCACGTCTACCGTGACGGCAACCAGATCATGGGCCGAGGCATCATCGACCTGGAGGCGAAGACCGCAGAGGGCTACGCCATCGGGCGCGAGGTCTACCGGCTCATGTCGGAGAGCTACCTCAACGGCGTGTCCGTGGACGTGGACAAGGTCAAGGACGCGGACGTGGAGCTGAAGTACTCCACCGAGGCACCGGGACCGTTCGACAAGCCGACCATGACCGTGTTCAACCGAGGCCGCATCCGGGGAGCGACGCTGGTCGCCTTCCCGGCCTTCGTGGAGGCCAGTATTCATCTGACAGGAGAGGTGCTCACCGCCTCTGCTGTCGGGGAGGTGCTGACGATGACCGACTGTGGGTGCGACGGACAACCGCTGACGGCCGCCTCGCACACCATCACGATCCCGGATGTTCCGCCTGCCTGGTGGTTCTCTGAGCCCACGGATGTGGAGATCAAGGGTGCGCTGACCATCACCGACGAGGGTCGCGTGTTCGGCCAGCTCGCGCCGAAGGGGGTCACCCACCGTTCGGTGAAACGCCAGGTCCCGGCAAAGGTGGACTACAGCCGCTTCATGGGAGCTGAGACGCTGGTCGCGGGTGCGGACGGGCAGATCCACCGTGTGGTCTCCGGTCCCATCACCTTCAACTGCGGCCATGCCTCCACGGACCCCCTGGAGTACGGGACGCTGGAGAACCGGCGCAACCACTACGACAACTCCTGTTCCGTCTTCGCCGACATCGCGATCGGTGAGGACAAGGACGGAAACGTCTGGGTGGCTGGAGCGGTCAAGCCATGGGCTACCGGGGAGCAGATCCAGCAGGCCATGTCCTGCCGTCTGTCGGGTGACTGGCAGCCGCACCCGGACAGGGCTGGGGTCAACGAGTTCATCGCCGCTCTGCTGGTCCCGGTTCCGGGGTTCGCGACCGCGCGCAAGGAAGCTTCCGTGACCGTCCGGGACGGAGCGCTGGTCTCCAGCGTCGTGCCTGTGGAGTTCGTGGACAACGGACTCCTGACGGCCGCGTACCGTAAGAAGCAGATTTACCGTAAGCGAGTGGGCTCCTTCGCGGAGCGTCACAAGCTGGAGCTGGCTCAGAGGATGGGGAGGTTCAAGAATGTGTAACTGCGGCCGAAAGGCTCCGCAGGTCGTCACCAGCGCTCAGGCGCAGGCGGAGGCCGATGCACGTGCTGCGGAGGACTTCGCGGTGAACGAGGCTCAGCGGGTGGTGTCGGCGCAGAACGCTCTCGCCAACGCCAGCACCGGGTGGTTCACCATCGAAGAGCCCGCGTCACAGGACGTGTAAACAGACAAGGCCGGTGCGAAAGCACCGGCCTTGTTTGCGTGTGCATGGAAGTTATGTGTATCTTGACAAACAGACGGGCCAAGTCTAAGTACACCCTCAACCTGAGAGGTCACTGAGGTGTCGGAAAACCTTGGCCTTCCTGAGGACATCACCAGCCTCAGTGCCGATGATCTGAATGCTTTCAAGACGGCCGCGTTCACCCAGTTCGATACCCTGTTCAACAGCGGTACGACCGAGCTGGCCGCAGTCCAGACCGAGTTGGGCCAGATGGACCAGCTCACCAACGACATCGAGCGCGTGGACGCCGAGTTCGCCCGCCGTGAGGCCGAGGCCGCGAAGGCTGAGCAGGACGCCGTGGAGGCTGCCGCGAAGCGCGAGGAGCTGGCCGCGAAGCGTTCCGCCCTGGCTGACGCCGCGAAGGCTGCGGAGCCGGTCGTCGCTTCCGTCGAGGTCAACGAGCGCCAGGCCACCCCCCGCAAGCTGAACCCGTCGCTCGCCGACGCCGCGCGCAACGCGCCGAAGGTGGACGTCCCGCGCCGTGAGCCGGTCCTGGTCGCTTCCTCGGACATCCCGAACTTCACCTCCGGTGGACGCCTGGAGGACATCAACGCCCTGGTGGCGGCTGTCCAGTCCCGAGCGAACAGCATCCCGATCACCTCGCGTGGCGACACCGCGCCGCGCTACACCGTCGCTTCGCTGCTGCGCGAGCACAAGTACAACCTTGGCCTGGACGCCACCCCGGCGCAGGTCAACGAGGTGCTGACCGCTGCCACCAACCCGGAGATCCTGGTCGCTGCCGGTGGCTGGTGTGCTCCGTCGGAGATCAGCTACGACTTCTACAACATCGTCTGTGAAGACGGAATGCTGGACCTCCCCACGGTCGGTATCAACCGTGGCGGCATCCGGTTCCCCACCTCGCCGAGCTTCGCGGACGTCACCGCCTCCCAGGCGCTCTGGCGCTGGACGGAGACGCAGGACATCGCGGCCATCACCGGTACCGCGCAGTCGGGTACCAAGACCTGTGGCCGGGTGCCGTGTCCGGGGTTCAACGAGGAGCGCCTCGCGTGTGACGGTATCTGTCTCACGGTCGGCAACCTGACCGAGGACGCGTACCCGGAGACCATCGCGAACTACACCCGCCTGCTCTTCGCCGCACACGCGCACAAGATCAACGGTCTGCGCATCGAGCAGCTCCGTGGCTTCGCGTCCAGCAACTCCGTCACCGGTACCTTCGGTACCGCTGGTGAGGGCCTGGTCGCGCCGGTCGTCAACGCCATCGCGCTGAACGCGGCCGACTACCGCTCGCGGTACGCGATGTGTCAGGACGCGGTGCTGGAGGTGCTCGCGCCGAAGTGGATCCGCTCGGCGATGCGCTCGGACCTGCGGCGTCGAACCGGTGCTCCGACCGACCAGCTCGCGATGTCCGACGCCCGGCTCATGGAGCTGTTCGACGCCGAGAACGTCCGCATCCAGTTCGTCTCGGACTACCAGGAGCGGACCACCGGCTTCCCCGGCTACTACGTCAGCTCGGTGACCCCGATCCAGCTCACGAGCTGGCCGAGCACCGTCGAGTTCCTGATGTGGGCTCCGGGCACCGTCGTCCTGGGCCAGGGTATGCGCCTGGACCTGGGCATCATCCGTGACTCCGTCCTCAACGCCACGAACGACTACACGGCGGAGTGGATGGAGGAGTGCTGGCTGATGTTCAAGCCGGGACACGAGGTCCGCAAGATCGTGGTCAACATCTGTGCCGATGGCACGACTGGTGCTCACGACCTGGTCTCCTGCCAGTGATCTAGCGTAGAACCCGCCCCTGCCCTGGTGGGGGCGGGTTTTACAAAATCATAATCACTGAGGAGGTGACCAGATGACGTACCCGACTAGCAACCAGCGCGACTTCGCGACTGGACCCGAGTTCGAGCCGATGCCTTACGGCCTGCTCGACTCCGCTTCCGTGGTGTCCTTCACTGGACACCAGAAGCTCGGCGTGATGTACCAGGTCGACGCCTGCACCACGCCGCTGGAGTACAGCACCGTCTGCACCAGCGGTTCCGGACCGGAGAAGGATCCGACGACCAGCGTCCTGTGGCGCGCGTCAGACCCGTTCGTGGTCTATAGCTGGCTGCCCTGCACCTACGCGGGTGGGGAGCCTCCGGAGAAGCTCCGGGCGGACACCCTGGCCGCGCACCAGAACAACGCCGCCCGCCAGGTGGAGGAGATTTTCTGGACCGGTGGTGATTTCGCCACCTCCCAGCGTCTGTCCGCCGACACGGAAGTCGTGGTCACGTCCGACGCCAGTGGGCTGGGTACGGAGGTCGTCCTCCAGACGGCCGCAACCGACGTCACCCCGACTCCGGGAACGAAAGTCGGTGTCGCCGAGGCGCTGGCCCTGCTGGAGCAGAACATGGCGGACTGCTACGGCGGAACGCCGTGGATCCACGTCCCCCGTGGTCTGGTCTCCGTCATGGCTGCCGCACACCTGCTGGACGACGACCTGGACAGCCGGGGACGCCTGCGTACCAAGGCCGGTTCGATCGTCGTGGCGTACGCGGGAGACAACACCGGACCGGACGGTACCGAGGCCGCTGCCGGTGAGGCCTGGATGTACGCGACGGGTGCGGTCAAGGTGTGGCGCGGTGCGCTGCGCTGGACCGCTCGCGACGCCGCCGAGGCTCTCTACCGGCCTACCAACTCCACGGTCCTGATCGTGGAAGAGCGTTTCATCGTCGGATGGGACTGCTGCCACTTCGCAGTGCTGGCAGACACCACGGACCCAACAGCGTAAGGAGGGAACGACAAAATGGCTGAGCAGGTTGGCAGTGCCGTACAGGGTACGGTCCTGCGGCTGGTCAAGCTCAACTCCTGTGGCGCTCCGGTCACTGGTGCTTCCAGTGCGGTAGTCGTCACTGACGGATACATCGGCATCGACCCTGAGCCGCAGTACGAGGCTGGAGACGTCTTCCGTACCAAGAAGGCGAACGGCCGACTCTGCATCAACAAGGTTGGTCCGAACGCCTACGCGAACAGCAACCTGGGCATCCGCCTCTGTGTGGTGGACGCCGACGCGATGGTGCTGATGAGCGGTGGACGTCTGCTGACCACCGGCTCCCCGGTCACCGGTACTGGTGTCGCCTACGGCTACAACAACGCCGAGGCGCACTTCAGCCTGGAGACCTGGCAGCCGCTGAGCGGGTTCGCCGCGTGTGACCCGATCACGGGCGCGCAGCGCTACCTGTACTGGGCGTGGCCGCACGTCTGGAACTTCCAGCTTGGTAGCTTCTCGATCGAGAACGGTCCACTGGAGCTTCAGGGCACGGCGATGACCAACTTCCCGTCCTCGCTCTGGGGACAGGGACCTGGAAGTGGTCCGTACTGGATCGAGAGTGCGATCGACACCACCAACTACCAGGACGACTTCCTCCACAACATCACCACCACCGAACCTCCGACGCCACCCACGGTGCCTGGAGCGTTCCTGCTCACCTGAGCAGGTGCACGTGAAAAAGGCCAGCCGGTCACCTGACTGGCTGGCCTTTACACTGTCTGTAGACGGAGGAGATGAAATGACGCAGCCCTACAGCGAAGGTCCGTGTGAGGCGTGGCCGGTGGTTTGGCCCGCCAACTGTGATCTTTCAGCAGCAAGCCCGGAGATCACCGGCATCGCGGTCCAGGCTGCGTCGGAGATGCTCTTCCAGCTCTCAGCCCAGCGCTTCGGCCTATGCACGATGACCCTGCGTCCGTGCCGGGAGGAGTGCTACGGCACCGGCTGGCCCGGCTGGGCGAACTGGTGGCAGTGGGGGACCTATCCGCAGCCCTACTGGTACAACGGCACCTGGTACAACATGGGTTGTGGACAGTGCGGCACCAGTTGCTCCTGTACCGCGATCTCTGAGACCTTCCTGCCCGGTCCCGTCTACGCCGTGAATCACGTCTGGGTTGACGGCGTGGAGCTGGTCAACGGCGTGGACTACCGGGTGGACGACTATCGCAAGCTTGTCCGGCTGGGCGGGGAGCTTTGGCCCTGGTGCAACGACCTCCAGCAGACGGCCGTGACTGGAGTCGGCACCTGGGCGGTTGAGGCGCAGTTCGGTGAGCCGGTCCCCATGCTGGGGCAGTTGGCTGTGGGCGAACTGGCCTGCAACTTCCTCGGCTTCCTGACGGGCGGGGACTGCGAGCTTCCCGCAGGAGTCACCGACATCTCCCGGCAGGGGCTCTCGATGTCGCTCTCCCAGCAGACGACAGACCTGGTCACGATGTTCCAGCGCTATCCGATCACGTACCTGTTCTTGAGCACGTACAACCCGAAGGGGCTCATGGCCCGGTCCCAGGCATACGACCTGGACGGACCTGACTTCCGGATCGTGGGGACCGCATGATCATCCCGCTGAGCGGCTACATCGTGGTGACCGGAGTCGGAGCCGCCATCGTCTCCGAGTTCGCTGCCACTCCCGAGGCCGGACCCACCCCCGGCAGGATCATCTACTCCAACCCTGGAGCCATCGCCTGGGACATCTGCACCTGTGACGGCATGTTCGCGCAGACGATCACCCGGAAGAACCCGACTGAGGTCTACCCGGTGGACTCGTCCAATCTCCCCAACAAGGGCGGATGCGCAGACCGGTCCTTCATGTGGAACGTGACCTGCGTGATCCTTCGCTGTGTTCATGGTCTGCGCACCGTGAACGGTACCGTGCAGTTCCCCCGCGATGTGGACCTGCTGTCCGACTCCAGGGTGCAGAACGGGGATGAGTATGCCATGCGGCGTGCCATCACCTGCACCTTACAGAGCTATAAGACCGAACGGCCGCAGGTCATCACGGACTACCGTGTCGGCGGATCAGACTTCGTCGGACCTGAGGGGAACTGCGGAGGGGTTCTGATCACCTACTCGTTCCAGTTGGTGTGACATGGCTGTATTCCATGTCTGGAACGAAGCGCAGATCAGTTACATCATCAACAGCCCTGTCGGACCTGTGGCGCGCGACCTGCTCAAACGCGGCATCAAGGTGCAGACGAAGGCTCGGCGCAACCTGAGCGGCAACACCGGCTCCGGTCCGAAGAGGGTTGATACCGGCCTGCTGCGTGCCAGCATCTCCACTCAACTTGGGACCAGCACCTGGGGACTCACCATGCGGGTGGGAACCAACGTCTACTACTCCCGCTGGGTGCATGACGGCACCGGCATCTACGGGCCACGTGGCCTGCCCATACGTCCGCGTACAGCGTCACACCTGGTCTTCCGCTGGAAGAAGATGGGCAACAAGCTCATGGTGGTCAAGTCGGTGAAGGGTATGCGGCCCAACCCGTTCCTCAAGGACGCGCTGAAGGCGGCCGGACCCGGCCCGGCGTGAGACCCCTGCTGGCCCGTATAGGCTTATAGCGTCTATACGGGCCAACAAGAGGAGTTCCCGTGAGTTCGGTTCAGTTCAAGGACTTCACCAAGAAGAGGGTGGAGATTTACTTCACCCTGGCTGACGGCCCAGAGGGCAGGTATGACTGCTTCCCGGCGCTGTCTCTTCCTGCCATCCAGGAGTTGGCCCTGATCGGGGGGAACTTCAGTCACGCCAACGTGATGGCGAGCTTCGAGGAGTTCTTCAACCTGGTCTGCGTTCCGGAGTCGGCGAAGCGGCTCATCGACAAGATGTACCACGACAAGCTGGACCCGATCGACAAAGAGCAGGCAGTGGAAATCATGAACTGGCTGCTGGAGGTGTACGGGATGCGCCCTACACAGCCGTCGTCGGACTCTTCGAGTGGGTCTCCGATCGACGGATCTGGCACCACTTCCGAGGCTGGAGCCTGAGCAAGGGCCTGGACCCACTGGAGTTGAACGCGGACCAGTTCCTGGACCTGGTGTTCTACTTCAAGCTTGAACACACACACGACGCTCCGCAGCAGAAGCAACTGACAGAAGCCGTAGCAGGTCCCCTCCAGTCGGTGGAGAAGCCGAAGATGATGACCGAGGCAGCAAGCAAGATCGCCGTCCCCGCCTGGTGGGAGGGCGAAGTCACGCTGTCCAAGGCTACGATGATCGCTGATCAAATGCGGAGGAAGTCATGACGCAGCCCATCGATGTCGCGTATGTGGAGGTCGTCGCTCAGACGAAGGACTTCCGCAAGGAACTGAAGGACAATGTCCAGAAGGATCTCCGCGACACTGAGAAGACCGCTGTAGACGTCGGGAAGAACATCGAGAAGGCCTTCAAAGATGCTGGTGAAGGCGCTTCCAAGGCGTTCCGCGACTCCAATGGTCGGCTGCGTGATGAGAAGGGCCGCTTCACAGCCCTGGGCAAGGCCGGTGAGGAGGCAGGGGATGCTGTAGGTGCCGCGTTCGAGACCGCTACCGGTGCCGCGCGTACCTTCAGCGGAACCGTCCTGGGGCTGGTGTCGGGCATCGGGCAGTTGGCTTCCACGGGACCGGTCGGTTTGGCCGTGATCGCCGCCGCCTTCGTCGCTCTGGCCGGAGCTGCCGCGATTGCCGCTGCCGTTGTGCAGAACTTCATCTCGATAGCCGTGTTCGGTATCGGGCTGCTGCCAGGCATCCTCGCCGGAGCCGTCGCCGGGTTCGGGATCCTGGCTGCCGCCATCTCCGGAGTGTCGGAAGCCTTCCAGGAGGAGTCCGAGGCTTCCAGCGGGGCGGCCGGGGCAGCCGTGGACAACTCCCGGCGTATCGCCGACGCTCAGCGTGGTGTGCTCCAGGCACAGAAGGAACTGATCAAGGCGCGTGAGGAAGAGCGCGAGCGCATCCAGGACATCAACCGGGAGCTGATCGCCGCCCGCACCGCCGAGAAGCGCGCCACGCAGAACGTGCTGGATGCGGAGTACGCACTCCAGCAGGCACGCAAGCAGGGGGATACCCGGAACATCGCGGAAGCACAGCTACGGCTGGAGGAAGCGAATGCGACGCTGGACCAGGCTAAGGACAAGACGGAGGATCTGGCCACTGAGAAGGCCAAGGCGGACAAGAACGGGGTGGAGGGGTCCGAGAGGGTGCAACGCGCCCTGGAGGCGCTCAGAGACGCTCAGGACGCCCTTGCCGCTGCCCAGCAGAGCTTCTCCGCAGGAGCGGCTGGACAGAAGCGGGCCATCGACAGCCTGTCTGAGTCCGCACAGGCGTTTGTCCGTGCGCTGATCGCTGCCAAGAACGAGCTGAAGCCGCTCCAGCTTGCCATCCAGGAGGCCTTCTTCGCGGGAACCGCGCCCCTGATCGACCCCATCGTGGAGAACATCAAGGAGGCGGAGCCGGAAATCCTCCGTGTCGCCGACGCGTTCAACGCGATCTTCAAGGAGATCCTCACCTTCCTCGGCAGCGACGAGGCCGGAAGCGCCCTGGAGGGCGTGCTCGGTGGGTTGGCGTCTTTCCTGGAGGAGATCACTCCAGCCATCACGCCGCTGCTGGAGGCCTTCGGAAGTCTGGCCGGAGACAGTGAGGACTTTGGCAAGATCATCGGAGGAGTGGTCAAGGACGGGTTGCTGGCCCTTGCCGATTTCGTCAAAAATGTTGACCTCAAGCAGCTGTTCAGTGATGCCAAGGAAGCGATCAACGAACTCCTTCCGTTGATCGGACCCACTATCTCGATCTTGAAATCCCTGTTCAACATCTTCGCCAGCATCGGGCAGATCGCTCTGCCCCCACTCGCGGTCGCCCTGTACGCGGTCTCCGGTGCCTTCTCGTTCTTTGAGGAGGTCATCGTCCTGATCTTCACCAAGATCGAAGACTTCATCAAGCTGATCCGCGAGGATCCGAAGGCCGCTTTCGAGGTCTTCAAGCAGGCGGTGAAGGACAGCATCCAGTTTGCCGTTGATCAGTTCGACAACCTGCTCAACAACGTCTCCGATACGATCGACAACATCATCCAGTGGATCGCCGACCTTCCGAAGAACATCGCCAAGTTGGCTCCGAAGATGCTTCAGGCCGGAAAAGACTTGATCAAGGCGTTCTTTGAAGGCCTGGGTGCCGCTGGAGGGTTCCTGTCGGACGTCGGCAAGCAGGTGGCGAACAGCATCATCGGGTTCATCAACCGCAGCGTGATCTCCAAGTTCAACACCGCACTGGACGTGCTCCAGGAGAAGCTGAACTCCGTGCTTCCCGGATTCCTTGAGGTGGACTTCCCCCGCCTGCCGCAGATCCCGCAGTTGGAGCAGGGTGGTCTCATCACCAGGGACTCCATCTTCCGTGGCGGTGAGAAGGGCAAGCCGGAGGCGGTGCTCCCGCTGACCAACTCCGCAGCCATGTCCAAGATCGCTGGTGCCATCGCCGACGCTGGAGGCGGTGGAGGCGGACCGACCTTCGGACCTGGATCCGTCGTGGTCAACTTCCAGGGGGTCGTTCCGACGCAGGCCGAGGCCTTCCGTACCGGTCAGGCTGTGGGCGCTGGAGTGGCGGACGCACTGTCCCGGCGCAACATCAACGTAGCTGTGAGGACGATGTAATGGGCACCTACAACCCGAACAAGCCTACGTACCTGGGTATGGAGTGGGGTCCGATCGCGGACGGGTGGCACTCTCTGGACATCCAGCACGAGATCGGCTACGGATTCACGGTCACCGGAGCACCCAACGATGGTCTGCGTACTGCCGTGGCAGTCTATGAGCCGCCGCTGGGACCGATCGCCGGGCAGGTTCTCTTCTACAACGTCTACCCGCGTGGGCAGGAGGACGACATCGGCGATCTCCGCTGGGTGGACATCCCGGTCGGCAGCGTCACCGTAACCGGAGCCTCAGGGGCCACCGCAGACCTGACCTATCCAGGGGATTACAACTTTGTAATCTTCGACGCCGCCGCTGACCGGCTGCGGGCGGGGATCGCCACCCCGTCTGTTCTGAACGGCAAACGCATCCTGGGGATCGACGTTCTGTACCAGGCGGCGGGGACACCCGGCTTCGCCCTGGAGTTCACGATCGAGAACAACGCCCGTGTCTACGGCTACGGACCACTGATCACGGGTCCGCCGACCACCGACATGATCACGGGCATCAACTCCTTCTCCATCGGCGAGGTCAACCCGTTCTGGAACAACACCGCAGACCCGAACACGGAAACCTCGCGGTACCCCTGGCGCTACCAGGAGCTTTCCAGCAGGTTCCTCGGTGGCCTGGGCGCTCAGCCGCTCTGGTTCGGCGTCCGCGTGGACTCGCTCCCCCCGAACGGCACTGCCTACCTGGGCTACCTCGCGCTGCGCATCTACTTCTGCGACGAGACCCGTGTCCTGTACGGCGGTACGGCCATCGGTGACGACCCGGACAACCTGTGGGCGTACGACACCCCGGACGGAATCTCCGCAGTCACCTTGCGGACCACGTCCTTCCAGGTCACCGGATCACTCAGTGCCGGGGACTACACCGTCACCGCCAGCCTCGCCGACGCTGGGGACAAGTACAACGCGGGTTACAAGATCCGACTTCCGTACACGGACCAGCTCAACAAGGTGATCACCCACCCCACCTACCAGGTGGACAAGTTCAAGCGGATGTCCGGCAACCTCCCTCCGGTCCCTCCGGAGGTCGAGCCCACCGACTTCATGGTGCCAGCAGGTCTGCGAACCTCCGGTGGTGCAACCGGTGCCGGAACCGAACTCCAGTCCGGCAACGCTCCGGTCACGTACACCATGATCTGGGGAATGCCGGTCTACAGCTCCATCACGGCTATCCAGCAGATCCACAACATGGCTTCCGCGAGCGACACCAGTTACGAGTACGTCCGCTTCTACGCGCGCAGGTTCAACGAGGAAGGTCCCGGAGACCTCCAGGTGTCTGTGGCCGGATCCGGAAGCGCGACCATCACGGCGGCTGAGTTCGCGGCGCTTCCCGTCCTGTCGCAGGAAGGCTGGAAGGAGGTCACGCTCCCCATCGCGGCCGTGTTCTCCAGCGACGCTAGCTTCCGCAACGTCACCTTTACGATGGTCAACGGATCCGCTGCCAGGGTCACCGACCAGTACCAGATCATGACGGTGCTGGTGCGCAACCCTGCCAACCCGACGACGGGTGCGGCCACGCTGAGCCTGTCCTCTTTCATCGACGCCATCTATGACGGCAACCTGTCTGCCTCGCTGTCCGGGCAGTTCCCCAACAACGCCTCCAACACCGTGGACAACAACACGGAGGAAGGCACCGCGATCGTCGTCTTCTCCCAGGCACCGCCCATGGTGACCGGGTTCGGGATCGCAGAGCAGACACAGGAGCTTGCCACGATCGGCAACGCCTGTGACAACGAAGTGTGCATCCCGTCTGCGCTGTCCTTCCACCGGCTGAGCTGGACTGCTCCATCCGTCACCGGCTACACGGCGGAGATCCAGCGCAACGACTCCGCCACCGACGACTGGCAGCAGATCTACCTGTCCAGCTCCATGGGCGCGGACTCGTTCGACGATTATGAAGCCCGTGTAGGACTGGAGTCCCAGTACCGCATCCGACTGCTCAACAGCCTGGACTTCCAGGGCACATGGGTCACGGGAGCGGCCACGCTCACCGCTCCGGGCGTCACGGTCGGCGGAGACTCCACGGGCAACAGCGTCCTGATCCTCACCACGAACCACGGGCCGACAGGCAACCTGGCCTACGTGATGCAGTTCGAGGGCGACCCACAGGAGGAGTTCACCTTCATCGAGGCAGGCTGGCAGCAGTTCCGCCCGGCCTACCGGCGCGACTACCTCACCGCCATGCGGCCATCTGAGCGCGGTGGAGAGCAGTTCACGCGCACCATCCTGGTGCACGACGCGGCGATCCCCGTGCCCAGCCTGGGCAACTTCCGGAGCCTGCGCGACCTGGGCTGGGCCGACCTGCCGTACGTCTGCGTCCGGGATGAGCTGGGCAATCGCTGGTTCGCCAACATCCTCATCCCGAGCGGCCGGGTCCGTGACCGCAGGACCACCTACCTTGCCCAGCTCCTCATCACGGAAGTGACCGGAACCGCCGCTCCTGTGGGGGATGCCGTATGACCGTCGTCCGCTACTCCGGTGACCCCCTGCTGGACATGCCGCCCTGGAGGGGGCAGCGGTCGTGCACCTTCAAGTTCACGGTCTACAACTTTGTAACCGGACGTGAGCTGGGAGAAGTACATCCCCTGCGCGAGTCCACGCCGAAGCTCTCCCATGACACCAGCCGGACCATCATGCGGCAGATCACGGAACTGTTCTTCGACCGTGACGACACCGCCATGCTGGACACCATCCAGCACCGGCTGCGCGTGGAGATGGTCTTCCCCAACGGGCAGACCTACCCGCTGGGCACATACATGGCGGTGGACCAGTCGCGCATCCAGACCACCTGGGGCCTGGAGTCCAACGCGACCTTCACGGACTCCATGTTCATCGTGGACCAGGAGATCGAGACCGCGTACTCGGCGGGGGTGTTCGACGATGACGGCAACATCGTGGCCTTCCGCCCCTGTGACCAGGCGATCAACGATCTTCTGACCGGCGTCCCCGTGCGTTATGAAGCGCAGTCCACCCCCTTCTACACGATCGGAGCATGGTCGGAGGGCACCAACCGGGGGTCCATCATCAATGAGATCGCCGTGGACGGGGACTACTTCGCGCCCTGGTTCGACTTCACCGACACCATGCAGTTCATCCGGGCATTCGACCCGGCTGGAGTCCAGGTCCCGGACTTCGACTTCGACACCGGCTACCGGATCAACCAGAACTCTGTAATCCTCACGGACAACCTGCTCACCGCTCCGAACCGGTTCAAGGTGGTCTCCAACGGCAGTGCCTCTGACCTGCTGCTTCCCGTTTTTGGTGTTTACGACGTCCCCTCTTCGGCTCCGCACTCGATCCAGAACAGGGGCTTCGTCATCCCGCGTGTAACGGACTGGCAGGTGGACAACAGCCTCCAGGCGACAGCCATCGCCACCAACCTGGGACTGCGCGAGACGATCTTCGAGACCGTGGAGTTCTCCACACTGCCCGACCCGCGTCATGATTCCTATAACGTGTTCGTGTTCAACGGGGAGAACTGGCTGGAGATCGCCTGGGAGATGGACCTGAGCGAGGGCGGGGAGATGCGGCATACGGGAAGGAAGTCCTACCGATGACGGCACAGCAGGCGGTAGACGGTGTCCAGGCACTCCGGGAGAACGCGAAGCGTCTGGGCTTCACGGAGGTCATCCGCCCGGCAACGGTGATCGACCTATGGCAGTCACCGGACACCACGCGGGTGGTCCTGGACGGGGACACGGTTCCGGTACGTGCCATCAGCCTCATCGGTCAGATCCCGCCGAACTCCCGTGTAGTCGTCAAGGCCATCCAGCCTGAGGGCTTCTACATCATCGGGTACTACGGCGCTGGAGGCTACTCCGGCAGGCTCCCGGACCAGGTGCTGGACGGTGCCGTCCTCGGCAACACAGGCAACATCGTCTCCGGTGTCTCCACTGAGACCAACATCCCGCAACTGGCTCTGTCCGCCTACCTGTACACAGGCAACGTCTACAACCTGGAAGTCCAGATGGTCTGCCAGTTCACGGTGGCGACCACGGACACGTGGGTGATCCGGGCAAGGACGACTACCGCTGTAAGCGGTACCCTCGTGGGTTTCGGCAGGTGGAACCCTACGGCCGTGGACACCAAGTACTTCAAGTTCCCCTACGAGGCGACTGCCACCGGATTGACTAGTATATTCTTTTCCATAGGCCGGACCGGAGGTGCGGGAACGGTGACGGTGGTCGGAGCACCTGGTGCCTTCCCTCCTGCCGCATCCTTCTCCGCGATCCGGGAAGCTGGTCCCACCAGCACCAACAACGGCCCATGGCGAATGAACGTCACGTAGGAGAGGTTATGCACGCAGAAGCTTTCGACGGGTTCGGCAGGATGCTCAAGCTGTCCGGCGTGGATCCCGGCACGATCAAGAAGGCGCTGGACGTCGGCGGTGCGGACGTCAACGGCACCGCACGCGGCTACTTCCCCAACGCGGAATGGCTGGGGCTGGACATCGAGCCCGCTCCCGCCGTGGACATCGTGGCGAACGCCGCCACCTGGCGGAGCAAGCGCCGGTTCGATGCCGTGATCGCAACGGAGCTGTTCGAGCACACCCCGGAGTGGCGCGAGATCATCGAAACCATGGCCCTGCATCTGGGGAAGAACGGTCCTCAGCTCTTCGTCACGACGGCCGCCAGCACTGGACGTCCCGGACACGGGGCGCGTGGGGAGTGGGGTGTCCCGGCCGGGCAGTACTACGGCAACGTGGACCCCGAGGCGCTGTCCGACGTCCTGGACAAGTACTTCCTCAACGTCCACGTGGAGTTCAACCCCAACCCCGGCGACGTCTACGCGTACGCGCAGGGGGTCAGGCTGTGAAGCTGTTCGCGGTCATACCCACGGTCGGAGACCGTAACGACACTCTGCTTCCCATGGTCAAGCAGTTGTCGCTGGAGGGCGTCACCCCGATCATCATCCACAACCGGCGTGACTGGACCCCACTCACCCCGGATGAGCCTCTCCTCTTTCAGCACCTCCCGATCCCTCCCTACGTCCAGCACCATGTGTGGCAGGAGGATGAGCCGGTCAACCTCTCCTGGGTGTGGAACGAGGGCCTGCGCTGGGCGGATGAGCTGGCCGAGGACCAGGAGTACATGGTCGCGATCTTCAACGACGACCTCACACTTCCGCCCGGCCTGGTGCACGAGTTCGCACGGAAGATGAACCAGGACGGCTCCAGCATCGTCTACGCGCACCCGACGACGGACCTGCCCACGATGACGGACAGTCAGCCGTGGCACCTGGGAAACCGCATGGTCGGCTACGCCTTCGCCCTGCGAGGCTGGGACCACCTGTACGCGGACGAGGATTTCCTCTGGTGGTGGGGAGACAGCGACCTGGACTGGCGCGCACGTGGCAAGCGCGGCGTGTCCGCGCTGGGTGTCCCCACGCTCCAGCACCACGACCCCAACGGTTACACGAATCGTAATCCGGAGCTGTACGCCCAGGCCGGACGGGACCGCGAGACCTTCCACCGGAAGCATGGATTTTTGCCTTGGTGATCTTGAAGTAGGGGTAGGTTATGATTTATAAATGACCTCCCCGAAGATCACTGCGATCATCGCAGCCCACCCCGCTCGCCTGCGGAGTGGGCTGCTTTCGCGTGCGCTCCAGTCCGTGCTCAAGCAGACCTATCCTGTGGCCGCTGTGAGCGTCGCTGTGGACCTGGAAGGCGCAGGCGCACCTGCGACCCGGCAGCGCGCTCTGGACGCCGTACAAACCGAATGGGTGGCGGTTCTGGACTCCGACGACGTGTGGATGCCGCACCATCTGGAGAAGCTCATGGGGCACGCGCTGGAGACGGGAGCAGACTTCGTCTACAGCGGTCACGAGACGCTGCCCTTCCCCGGCAACTCTCCGCTCCCGGCAACGCACTTCACCAAACCCTGGAACGCCGCAGACCCGATCGAGACCACCGTTACCGTGCTGGTCCGCACCGCCATCGCGAAGCAGATCGGCTACCAGGCACTGGACCGTGGCGAGGCGAACACGGGCGAGGACTTCCGCTTCACGCTGGAGGCCTCCCGGCTGGGCGCGATCATCTCCTGCTACCCGCACAAGACCTGGTTCTACGACATCAGCGGACAGAACACCAGCGGCAAGCCCAACAAGGGAGACGCCCGTTGATGGAACCCGTCCACACCAGGACCAGTGATTGCGGCTGTGTCGAGACCTGGTTTCCTCACGACGGCTGCGGAGAGACCAAGACCTACAGGTACCACATCACGAAATGTCCGAAGCACTGGCAGGCGTTCAACGACTTCATGGGGAAGCTGTCCGACCTGCGCGAGAGATTGGATGAGCTGGAGAAATGAAGGTCTACGCGTTCCCAGCGGACGAGCACGGATGCGGGCACTACCGCATCATCTGGCCCGCTGAGCAGCTCATCAAGGACGGCGTGGACGTCACGCTGGTCAAGGCGGACAGCCGGGACGTCGGTCTCCAGGGGGTCATCAAGGACGATCGGCTGGTGGACGTCCACATCCCCGCAGACGCCGACGTCATGGTCCTCCAGCGGGTGTCTCATCGCTTCATCGCCGACGCCATCCCGATCATCCGGGCGAAGGGCGTCGCCGTGGTCGTTGAGATCGACGACGACCTCACCAGGATCGACCCGCGCAACCCGGCCTTCAACTTCCTGCACCCCGGCACCAAGAAGACCCAACAGGACCGGGACCATAGCTGGCACAACACCGTCCGTGCCTGCCAGAACGCCACGATGGTCGTCACCTCAACGCCCGCTCTGCTGGACGTCTTCGCACGTCACGGCCGTGGTCGGGTGTTCGACAACTACATCCAGGAGAAGGTCTACGAGATCCCCCGGCTGGACCACAACGCGATCGGCTGGGCTGGATCCGTGCACTCGCACCCCGGCGACCTCCAGGTCATGGGCTCCAGCGTGAACCAGCTCGTGCAGCAGGGCTACGACTTCATGATCATCGGAACTGGTGAGGGCGCGCATCAGGCATGGGGTCTCACCCCGGATACCGGCCTGCGGACCACCGGAGCGACTGACGTCCACCACTGGCCGTTCTACGTCTCCCAGCTCGGAGTGGGTGTCGCTCCCCTGGCGGACACCAAGTTCAACGCCGCGAAGAGCTGGCTGAAGATGGCGGAGATGGCGGCGGCCGGAGTGCCCTGCATCGGGTCTCCCCGTGCGGAGTACCTGCGCCTGCACAAGCTCACGGGAGTGGGCTGGATGGCGAAGGACCCCGGCGAGTGGAAGAAGAAGATCAAGCTGCTGGCGGATGACGCCATTCTGCGGGAGGAGATGTCCCAGCAGGGCAGGGAGTCGATGCGTCCTTACACGATGGAGGGCAACGCCTGGCGGCTGGCCGAAATCTGGGAAGAGGCGTGGAAGCTGGAGAAGTCGCTACACTGACAGCCTCTAGGACGGGCACAACAGAAAGCCCCCGTGCGCAGGCACGGGGGCTTTCTTTATGACCATCGCCAGGTGGTCCCGCAGGACCGGCAGGCCTGGAAGTTCGCGAGTGTGGCCACCATCTGGCTACGGCACTTCAGACAACTGCTGCGCTTCCTCCCTCGTCTCATCGTCCTTCGCTGCATCGTGGTCGTACCGCCCCAGATGCCCACCACCTTCGGGTCGTCCAGCGCGTACTTCAGGCAGGTGACCCGCACCGGACATCGGAGGCAGTACGCCGTGATCACCGCCTGCTCCAGCGGGGTCGGCTCCAGCTTCGGATGCTCCTCGTCCCCGCAGAAGAACAGGTCCGGATCTTTCGTCGCGGTGCAGTTGCCCTTCCCCATCCACGGTGGTCCCACTTGACCTCACATACACGAAAGTCCTGCTCTCCAGCCGAGCGCAGGACGGGTTGTCAATAAAGATCATGCTGCCACCTTCATATAAAAATGTAAAGGGGAGCCCCACCAGGGGCTCCCCTTCAGAGAACACGCTTCGGACTGCCGAAGGATCCGTTCCGGAGCAGCTCCCGAACCCCCTTCCGCCGAGCCTGCTCCGGGGTGCGTCCCCAGGACAGACGCCGACCTTCGGGCCATGGGGCGCTGTAGGCCATGTAGCGCAGCCCAAGAGCCCAGTCCAGGGCACGTCCTGCAGCACTGGGAGTCCAGTCGTTCGTGTCGTACACGTACACCTGCGGTTCTTTCTCCATCGTTCCTCCTTGTGAAGGGGACCGGCTTATGCCGGTCCCCTGTCAGTCCTCAGTACCAGGACTTCTTGATCTTGCCGCTACACACCGGGCCGATGCCCTCCGCGACGCTTACCGGGTTGGTGAGCAGCTTGCCGCAGTTGCAGCAGACCCCGACGTTGAACTTCTCGAACGCCCACTTCGCGAAGCCCTTCGCGCCGTCCAGGTCCATCTGCATCGTGCTGTCGAGCTGGTTGATGATTCCGGGCGCGTACTGGAACCTGCCCTTCTTCATCCAGCTGGCGAAGACCAGCCGCATCGCGTACTTGTGGGTCTGGGCCTTGTTCCAGATGATCTTGTAGACCTCGTCGCCCATCTTGTAGAGCGCGTCCACCTTCAGATCCTGGCCCTTGAGGACGACCTCGACCGCGTTCTCCGTCTGCTGGGTCGGGGCGACCTCCTGCATCACGGTGACGACGGGAGCCGCGATGACGGCCGTGGCCTGCGCCTTGATGGCCTGGTAGGCGGCGGACTGGCGGTGGGCCGGGACGAAAACGCTCATGGTGTTCTTCTCCTTCAGGTTGTAGCAGCTCTTGACGTCGGCGGCACTGGTGTGGATCTGCTTGCAGTTCCCGCACTTGATGCTGGCCATGGGGTCCAACTCCTTCGACTTCATCCTCACTACCCTACCCATTAAGTATAAACAAAATCAGGGGGCGCGTCAACACCCCCTGACCTGCTATTTCACTTGTTCTTGACCTGGTAGACCGCTCCCAGTGTGCCGAGTGCGGCGGCCAACGCGGTCAGCCACTCGAAGAGACTGATGCTGCCGTCCACCGCAGCAACCGCAAGCGCTCCCACCAGCGCCGTTGCGAATCCCACCACGGCTTTCGCGAAGGGCTTCCACGCCTCAGGCATCGGTGCCCTCCCTCAGCGCCTGCTTGACCTGCTCCTTCACGTCCACCACCGGACCATCCTCGCCGCCCTGCGTCTGCTCCAGGTAGTTGAGGTGCTCCACCAGGGAGTTTCCGCTGCGGGTACGTCCCGCGATCGGCTCCGTCAGCCGGTACTGCTCCGGGACCAGCGGACCGCTGGAGAAGTCCCCGCCGAAGAAGACGAAGGAGTAGAGGGAGTTGACCTTCTTGTACATGTCCAGCATCTGCTCAGGCGTGATTCCAGCCATCGCGGCACCTACATTCGCTATAAGGAAGTCCACCGGGAAGTTGTCCCCCGGATCCGTGTGCGTGGTTCCGCCCCACGCCTGGCGTGCCATGTCGTGTGTGGCGAAACCGGTGGAGACGCCGTCCTTCATCTGGGCGATGGTCAGCAGACGCGGCTGGATGCCGTAGTCCTTGCAGTCCAGCGCCATGTTGCTGATCGCCTTGTCCCAGGCGATGTTGGACGACCACCAGGATTCGGACTTTCCGTTGGTGCCGGTGAACTCGTACGAGATCCCGTACCGGTTGCCCGTGGTGCTGCCCACGTGGTTGGCACCGTACCTGGTGTCCAGCGACTGGATCAGATCGATGTCGTCCACGTAGTAGTGGCTGGAGGTGCCGTCCGTACGCGTCTTGGCGTAGTCGGCCTCTCCCACGGCCGAGGCGTCGTTGGCCGTGTTGTGGAGGATGATGTACCGCTTCTTGTACATGGTCGTGCCGTAGGAACGCGGCGGACCGATGAAGCGGACACCTGCGTGGTTTGCCTGCATGGAAACCTCCTTACTTCCATGCTGCCACGAGAATCGGCACGATGATGCCCAGTACCGCGACGGCGAACCCGAGAGCCTTCCATACGGTTGCGGGTGAGACGGAAGGCCGGTTCTCCAGCGCCTCCAGCCTCTCGGGGCGTACATGAGGACGCGCCTCCAGCAGTCGGAGACGCGTCTCGTGGTCGTCGTGAGCCTTCGTGAACTCACCGATCCGGGTGTTTATGCCATCCACCTTGGCATCCAGTCGGATCATCGCGATGTGCAACTGTCCCAGGACTCCACCATCGTATTCGGGG